TAGTAATCGTATAAATACCTTTCTCAATTTTGATCGTATCTCCCGCAGCAAAAACTGACGTTAAATCCTGATTAACATACAAAGTTGTAGTACCTTGCGTAATTCTACCTTTAGCAGTCAGCAAATTAAGAACTTTAGATTTCAACAAGTCACCTTCTTGTACTTCTATATCTAACTTCGCACCAGGACTCGTAGTACCAATACCTACATTACCATTGGAGTCGATACGCATCGCTTCTGTAAAGCCACTTTTAAGGAATCGTAAAGCATTATCAGTATTGTTGTAAACAATGCCTCCATTTAATTCTTTATCAGCGTCTCCAAATGAAATACCAGCATTGCCATTCGCTCCGCTTACAATAGAAGCATAAGTGTTTGTGTTGGCTAATGTTGTATCCCTTACTTGAAGCTTTTGAGAAGGACTCGTAGTACCAATACCTACATTGCCGTTTAACCCGATACGCATTCGTTCAGCGTTTACTTCGTTCGACTGCGTAACAAAAGCTAAATACCCATCACTTGCAGTTGTGTGAGAGGATACGATCCTGCTCGAGACTCTGCTGACTCCATTCAGATCACCACAAGTATTAAAGTCAATAGAAGCGAAAGTATTTGCGCCGGAATAAAGATTCTCAACAAGAAGTGTCGATGGCCCTTTCTGACCGACAAGAATGGATGGATCGTATACAACTTGACTGTCACCCACTAAAGATAGTCCGCTACTAGGACTCGTAGTACCAATACCTACATTGCCGTCGGAATTGATACGCATTCTTTCCTCCTCAGCAGGTCCACTTCTTGTAGAGAATGTAATATGTTTCCCCGCCTCAAGGTTTGCGATATCAAAAACTGATGCCTTAGGATGAGTACTACTGTAGCGCCTGAATCCTGCAGATCCTGCAGGGTATTCATCATTTCCAAGAAGCAAAAGGGTCAAAGCACCCTGTTCATCGCTTGTGTTTGCAACAGACAGTCTAACATCACCGTCCGCATTAGATCCTTGCACGTCTAATTTAGCGCCAGGACTCGCAGTACCAATACCAACATTGCCGTCAGTATTAATAAACATACCCCCATCGAGACTTTGGTCGCCACTTGTCGTTATTGCTAAATTTCTATTGTTTGTGTTGACGTGAGCGATTCCGCTTCCTTGACCAATTCCGTTCGCACCTTCCCAACTACTATCTTGAAAAATATCTAACAAGGAGGCACTTTCATCTTCAACCCTTGATATTCTGAAAGCTCGAGTGTCCGCCGCTACATTCGCTATGTGCAATCGGGACGTGGGAACGGTTGCGCCGATACCTACATTGCCTGAGGAAGTGATACGCATCTTAGCACTACCAGAGCCGTGAGGTAGTCCATTACCCAGAACTGTCGTAACATGTTCTGTGTGGAACTCAATACCACCATTATCGGCAGACCCAGTTCCGAAGCCTGCTTTAAGTATCAAGTTACTCCCTGTAACAGAATTTCCACCGTCAGATACACCTTGACTAGTAGGTGCTTGTATAACACCCGTTGCACCCCTAATGCCTACTGTAAGGTCACCGTCAACTGTAAGTTTAGAGCTAGGAGTCGTAGTACCAATACCTACATTGCCGCCTATAAAATAAGAATGTCCTTCAGAATTTAAGAACACCTTTAAATTACCCAACGCATTGCCCAGTTGAAGATTACCAATTTTATTTGTCCCATGCCCTATGGAGGCATGAGATATTGCAGTCGCGCCTGATAAAGTAGTAACCGCAACAGTTTGGGATGCGCCCGTGTCTGAATGAATTTGTAATTTCCTGCTAGGACTCGTAGTACCAATACCTACATTACCTCCATCTTGTATGAATATTCCGTTTTCATCATCATCAAAAAGAGATAGTCCCGCAGAATCCCTGGCGGTAATCTTATCCGTAAATATGTATTTTCCATCAGCCACTCCAATATTTTCGCTAGAATTCCAAGAAGCTGTAGAGCTAGACCAGTCAATTGTTTTGTCTGTAGAACCTTTTAAGGTAATTCCTCCTCCGTGTGCGGTTATGTCTGTTGGAGCGTCAACCTGCCCCAGTTCAATATTTTTATCATCAACAGACAAGGTCGTTGAGTTGATAATGGTTTGCGTGCCGTCCAAGGTTAAATCTCCGCCAACATACAAGTCTCCTTCAACAACTCCCGCCCCTCCCACATACAACTTGTTACCTACTTGATTAATTGAAAGTTGATCGTCTTCCCCCACCGATAAAGATCCGCTAATACGAGCGCTTCCGTTGAGAGTGGTGAATCCATCAACATCCATATTCCCAGTGATCGTAGCATTACCACTGATCGTCGAATTCCCTTGGATCGTCGAATTCCCTTGGATTAAGGAATCTTTCTTAGATATGAAGTCATTTTCTATAATAACTAATTGACCTGTTGATTGGATATCATCTATCCAGATAGTTTTTCCGCTGATAATGTCTGAATTGAATATGTTTTTAGAGCTCATTTTAATGTATTACACAGTTTTTGGTTTATCTGACCGCATGAGTGTGAATTTTGCAGGCAGATTTTAAGGTTGACCCGAACACTATATTGTAAGAGTTTTGAGATATACCTGAAACGAGATGAGGTATCAGCGGCCCATTAACCTCAATTCCTGCAGAAACAACAGGCGTAGACGGAAAAGTGTTTGGAAAATTAACTTGATAGGAATCTTGTCCAGGAATTAAATCTGTAATGAATGACTGGGTTGTTGTTTTATTAACTGACGATTGACCTGTCGCTCTTACTGATGTGTGGATTTTATAAGAATCATTTGGTAGGGACATTCCAAAATTAACATAATACTCTGAATTATTAACACCTGATATAAAGTACGGCACTATAGCTCCACCTTCATTATTTTCTAAAGAAAGCGTTACTGCAGGTTTTTCTCCAAAAGTTTTTGGGAAATCAATTTTGTACGCGTCGCTACCCCCGACCAGATCGGTAACAAAAGATACCACCTCATCAGAACCCCCAAAAACTCTCTCCCATTTTCCATCCTCCCCTGTAGTCAATAAGCATTCTAAATAAGCGTCTCCAGTAACAGATAATTCTCCAATAGGGGCGTCGGTATTAATTCCAAGAAAACCTTCTTTTGATAACCTTACCTGTTCAACCCCGCTTGTGTAAAAAATTATATTATCTCCGTTTCGCTCATCAAGAGATATGGAGGTTGAAGCTCCCGCAGTTAAGCTTATTTTGTTGTCAGTAAATTGAATAAAAGTGTCTGCATCTCCTAAGTGGTATAAATTCTCCCCAAGGTAAAGGTCTTCGGCAATTGTTTCGCTCCCTTCAATCAATGAATTGCCAGTCTGAGTTCTGTTTCCGCTTAAGAATGTATTTCCAACTCGATAGGAAGTTCCTACCAACGAATAATCTCCAGTCATAAAAGAATTTCCAATCAAATGAAAATCTCCAGTGTGCCAAAAATCACCCCTCATGTTTACGTTTCCTGTTTGGATTGTGTTTCCAATAATAAACTCAGAACCCTCTCTGTAGGAATTTCCGGTTTGACTTAAATTTCCAAGCAGATTCAAGCTTCCAGTTTGATAAACATCTCCTGTGTAAAAAGAGTTTCCTGTGATGTGAATATCTCCCACAATAGAAGAATCTCCAACTCTCAAATAGTTCCCTTCGAGCCTTGAGTTTCCTGTCGCACTAACATCTCCGACAAAACAAGAATCTCCTGACACATGCAATGTACAATGAGGATCTATAGACTTAGTGAATTCATGAGTCTCCACTCCTGAAAAATTAAAGTGCGAGATTTTCCAAAAATTACCTGTAATTATTTTTTCTGCAATTAATCTATACTTGGAATATTTTATGGGGTAATAGTTGTCTAAAGAAAATGATGTAGCTTCTCCTATGTTATTATATTCGGTTGAGCTTAAATTCTGAACTTCGTGAATAGTCCTCCAGTCTTGCCCGTTATTCGAAGCGACAACCTTTAAGTTTTCTGCCGAATTTTCTATATCAGATCTAAAGATTGAGAAACCTTTGTAATTGAAGGGTGTCGGAAAATCTATACCAACCCAGCAGCCGCCCATTTCTCTATGTATGTCATCTGGAGAAAAAGAATGCCCATCCAAAGATAAATCGTTCTCAAGGTTCTGCTGCGAGCTTGGCATGTTTGAGTTATAGTATCCAGAAGGTTCATATATTGGGTAAGAAGATACAGAAGTGTTTAAGTTTGGCTGACCAATCCCGATAAAATCTAATCCGTCTGTATAAGTTGACTCGTCAATTCCTCCTCCGTAATTATATTGAGTGTATCCATCTGAATAATTTGGGTAATCACTAAAAACATCCCTCACTACCCTTCTGTCTGTAAAATGTAAACCAACTCCCAGTCTTTCGAAAAGGCCGCTTTGACCAACAAAAATGTTTCCACTTATATCTCCTGTTTCTGTTATATCAATAATTTCGTTCATGTATATATTATTCAAAAATGTACATGAATCTGCGAATGTTTTTTCTCCGCTAATTAATTGATTGCCTGTTAGGAATACTGAATTATCTAATATGGATTTTTTTAAATTTTTATATTGTATTTTTTCATTATATTCTCCAGAATTTGATAGCAAGAATAGTACTTCATTGTCTTTATTGCCTTGCGTATTAATTGATGCGCTGTACGGAAAAGGTTCTAAGCCATCAGACACAAGTTTTTTTGTGTGAATTAAATTTGATATTCTGTTATCTTTATTCATTATCCTAGTCTTTTTGTTCCTTGAGCGCTGGAAAAAGTGTGTATTGTATAATCTTGGTTAACATTGGTGCCGAAAATAATTTTATATGAACTATTATTTACACTAGATATTGCATAAGGAATTATGTTGTTTGGACCTTCTATGGTAACTGTCACTATAGGTTTGGATGAATAGCCGAATGGAAAGGTTATTTCGTGTTCGTTTGAGTCTTGCTGGATCCTTGTGCTGAACCTTTGTATTCCATGCCTATTTGACGCATGATCCGAGCATGTTACTTGCGGAAAGTTAGAATAATGAATAGCATTTACTTCATCCAAGACTGACGGAGATAAAGCTGTTGTGTGCAAGTGGTAATGTTTGTCTGGAAGTGTGGAACCTAGTTTTAAAACAAAATCTCTAGTGCTTACATTCGATATGATTAAGGGAAGAATTATTCCTCCGTTTTCGTGCTGTAATTCCGCAGATATAATAGGCTTTACTTTGAATGTTTTTGGTAGTTCAATTTTGTATTCTTCTTCACCCTCTTTCAGGTGGGTTTTGAAGGCTACAGTTTCGTCATCCCCTCCAAAGACTTTTCTAAATTTTCTGCCACAATCTCGGTCGTAGGCAAAAGCGTTTTCCAGAAACGCTTCTCCAGTTACGGATAGTTCAGCTATTGGGGTCGTCGTGTTTATGCCTATAAACCCCTCTTTTGTTTGGCGCATTTGTTCTTCGCCGCTTGTAAAAAATTTGACTGATTCTTCTCCGTTTTCTTCTAAGCTGATGCTCGTTGTTGTTCCAGCCTCTATATCTATTTTATTGTTTGTCAATCTAACAAGGGTGTCTTCATCATTTTTGTGATAAACGGTTTGACCTAAGTAAATATCATCACTGACTGTTTGATCTCCGAATAAGAGCGAATTGCCCGTGAGCGTTAAGCTTCCGCTGTAAAAGTCTTGGCCTTGTTGGTTTAGGTCTCCAGTTTTGGTCGACGTTCCCTCTTCAAATAAATTATTAAGTAATGACGTGTTCCCGGTGATAGTTAACTCTCCAGAAGAAAATTTATTTCCGGTCTGCGAGGAGTCCCCTAGGATAAAATCGCTACCCTTCCTTAACACATCTCCACTCGCAATGGACAACCCTTGGTGGTATACATTTCCTATATTGTATGCATTTCCAGCTTGATCGATGTCTCCAGCAATTAATAAATCACCCGATAAACTCGTATGCCCAATAATTAAAGAGCTGCCTTCGTGTTGCAAGTTTCCTGTTTGAGTTGTGTTTCCAAAAAAACAAGAGTCTCCAGATATCTCAAGAGAACAATTTATATCAGACTCTCTTTCGAAAAAACTGCTTCCAATGCCAACGTTGTTAAACAATCCGCTTTCGGAAACAAAAATATAACCGCTCATATCTCCATTGCTGGATTTAAATTCATTAACGTTTACGCGGCTCAAGAAAGTGCATGGGTCTGCAAATATTTTGGACCCACTAATCAGTTGATTACCTGTGAGGTATATTGAGTTGTCAAGTACTGAGTTTTTTAAATTAGAGTAAGAAATTTTTTCATTTCTAATTTTTGGTCTAGCCAGTAGGAAGTCAATGCTTTTGTCTCGTTGCGTTGCCAACTCTATAGTGGCTGAAGCAGGAAACGGTTCAAGCGTTAAGTCGGAAACTAATATCTCCTTCTCTTGTAAATCTGAAATTCTTTTATTGGGCATGGCAGGTCTTTTAATTATACACTTAATTGCCAAAAAGGTGTAATCAGTTTAATGACTGAAATATCTCCTAATAGAATTACCTATGAAAGGCTCGGGATTTTGGTCTCAGATTTTCCCGCATACAAGACTCAAGGATCTACTTTTCAGAATTTAATTAGAGTTCAGGATGTGAATTATGCGTTCTCTCATCCAGCTTTAGATATAAAATCTATAGGTTCTGACAACCTTGTCGCTCGAGACGGCGAATCTCCTATAGTCAGGCAGGCGGACGTTAATTGCGATATGTCTTATCTTTTTTCAAGTGGAGAAAACGAGGAAGCCATCGGTCTTCATCTGGGCCCAAGTTACACAATAATGAAAAACTTCTTTGACGAGCAGGATCATGATGATGTTAATTTAATGATAGTGGTTGCAAGCGATGCATGCCACGCAGATTTAAATCATATAGAGGATCAGCAAAAATTTGAAGGTTATAATGTCATAGGTGTTGGTAATTGTTTTTTAAATAATTATGCATATCAGGCGTCAGTGGGTCAACTACCTTCTGTGTCAATATCGTACGACGCAAGCAATATGAAGTTCGACACTTACGAGGACTCTAACCCACCCACTTTGCCATCAATAAAATTGGGGGTTGATAATCAATTTTCCTCAGAAGTCATAACGATAAATAAAAATACATTCGATCCTGGAGAAGTTCCTGGAGCTAACGTTGTTATGCCTGGAGATATTCTTGTTGAGATTACAAAAAAAGCAGGAAATTACGGAGGGGTCCCACTCGAAAAAGTGAATGCAGCAATTCAAAACATATCTATCGAGGTTCCTATTGAGCGTCAAACTATTTATGGTTTTGGTAGCAATTATGTTTTTGATAGAAAATTAAAACTTCCGATTATTGGATCTAGCTCAATTGATATGATCGTTCGAGAGTTTGATGAGGGCCAAATTGATTCTTTTTTCACCCAGGGATCTATGTATGATATGGTCATCAAGCATAACAGTCGAAATTTTGAAGATGGCGAGGTTAGGCTTGCTTCTACAGTCAACACTTTTAAAATTGAAGACGCTCAGCTAAAGCAACAAAATTATAGAGCAGGTATTCAGGGAGAACTTTCCGTTTCTACCTCATTCTCTTTCGGAATAAGCTCCACAAAAGGCTTAAAGCTTTATAGGCAATAAAAAACCCGCCTGTTTAAAGGCGGGTTTTCGTGAGAGGTTTGGGTTAAATTTTACGAATATTCGTTTTGAATTGTTAGGGCGTTTCTTGATCCAAGGAGGAAGATTCCTCTCGCTTTATCTTCTGGCCCACCAATTTGAGCGGTGAATGTAAGGTCTACCGATTTGTTATCTCCAATGCTTGAGCTAAAGGACTCTCCTTCAAGAAGGGCTCCTTTGATAACATACTGCATTGCTACAGGGCCATCACCAAGAGGGCTTGGTTCGCGCAAAGTAAATACTAAATCGTGCTCTTCTGTGTTCCATATTAAGTCAGCTATATTTCCTTCTTTTAAATCTGCCAAAATAGCGTTTACGGATATTGAAACATTTACGGGGTAGTCGAGAACTCGACTGTATCCGTATGGAGTTCCCAGCCTGTTTAATACAGATCTTGAAAGAGGAACGTCGATACTAAAGCTTTGAATATGGGCTGAACCCGCAACGGAATAGTCTTCGTTGGGGTCGTCGTTAATTCCCACAACATCTCCATCATTAAAGACGCCAGACTCTTCAATATCCCAATAGTTGGTATCTGAAGCTCCAGGAGTGTTGTTTTCGTTGCCCGCAGTCAAGGATTTGTAAATTTTTGTTGTTACTTTTTGCCAGTAAGCGGAAGAAGTTAACTTTATATCCGCAGTAATGTCTGTAGCAATATCAGATAAAACAGCAACTGTCCATCCAGCAGCGCCCGAAGGAGTTCCTACTCCAGCAACTGCTCCACTTGTGCTTTTGTAATACTTGCTGTCCACCGCGTCAAAGACTAGGTCTCCCGCGACGTAAGTGGTGGTGTCGTCATAGGCCACTGGCAGTGTATTTATTTTATAATAAGAAGTTGGGGTTGCGGCATCTTTATAGATTTCATCTTTTGTTAAGGTGAGTGTTCCATCGTTGACCAGCACGCTGTTGATAAAAGTTCCCACTTTTTCGAAGAAATTATCTCCAAGCTTGACGTGAACAACCGCCGCATCTGTAAAGTCAATTACGCTACTGCTTGTATCCTGAAGATTAGATAAGCTTAATTTTGTTACCTCTGTTGCTGCAGCTTGCTCGCTAGTACTAGCCTGCAAAACCTTAACTCTATCTCCAAGTTTGTATTCCTTACTTGACGACCAATCATCAAGATATGGAGCTGAAAAACCTCCAACTGTATCTCCATAACCTGCACCCCCTCGAGGGTCATTTCCTGGAAGAAGTTCAAATTCTGCAGCTCGGCCATCTGTTCCAAGAGATAATGTTATATCTCCAGGGCGCAAACAAGACCAACCTTCTGTTTCCGCATCTGTGTCTGAGGCGCTGTCGTTTAAGACTCCACTAACTGCAGGCGGAATGCTAAACTCAGAACCTTCTATAGGTGTACCATAATTTGTATTAACAGCAGGAATCGCAAGGTCTTTTGATCCCACATAACTTCTTAAATTCAATCCATCAACAGTTACATTTGCAGTTGGCATGCCTCCTACAGAAGCCTCTATTGAATAATTTGATACAAACCCATTTCCTAAAGCAATAACAGTTTGATTGTCTGTGTCAGAATTACCTACTGCATCATGACCTTCGCATGTAGTAAGTATATAAAAGTTTTTTCCTGCTGAATTGATTGCAGCTCCACAAGTAACTCCGTCAACAATTTCGCTTGATAAAGCGCTTTTGTCTCCAGAAACGTTCATGCCCATTAATTTTTCGTTAATTCCGTTGGTCAAATAATATGAAAAGTCGAGAGTGACTGTGGGCGGCTCAATTGATACAGAATCAACACGAGCAAGTTGGCCAAATTGATTAACGTCTTGTCTATTTAAAGAAAAGCTGTAATTTGCGCTTTGTACCCTTCTGAGTTGTTGAATTCCAGTTCTTACGGACCCTCCTGCCGCGATTGCTTCTGCATCTGTTTTGTGTGTTGTTTTTACAACTGGAGTTGCGTCCCAGTTAGATGATGCGCTAAAATGATCGCCTGTTGCGTCAACTGTACCAATGTACAGCGCCTCGCTTTGATAAATTACTCTTGCTCGTCCTGGTAGATTGTTTGCCATAATATTGTTTGATTAAAAATTGGTTTCTGTTAATGTTACATTTTTTCTATAAGAAAGGGAAGAAAATTTTATGATCTAGAGTATCTTAAGCTCGTAACTTCAAAATCTACGAATCCAGCAAACAGGGACGAGTCTACATTTTTACTTACCCTGTCGCTTAATTTTGAAACTCTTGACTGCTCGACGTGAAATAATGGGCGCCTTTGTAGGGAAATGAATTGTTTGTAATTAAAGTCTATAACGTCTCCATATTCATTCAATGGATAATCTTCAAAATTTAATTTAGCGAAAACTTCGTTCTTTGCGTCTGCAAAAACAGACAGTGCTCCGTCAAGTTGATAGGTATTATCTGCAAAAATAACACATCTTATACTTGTTGTTGTTTTATCTTCTCCTCCAAACGCATAGGGTTCGTTTTCTGAAAGCTCTGGATTAACAAAGATCGCGGGTACAACTTGTTTGTATGGAGCTATTCCTGCAAGCTCTTGTTTGAATCGCCCATTGGTATCGAATTTACTTTCAACAATTAACTGCTCTTCTGTTTGGTTTGTTATATAAAAATTAAAATCTTTTACCGCGTACGATCCTTGGAGCGTTGTTTTATTCGCCGGAAATGTTGAGTCCATAATGACCCTTCCATTATCAAAATCAAACATTAAATTGTGGTCACCGCGATTAATTGGGCTTCCGTTATCAAGGATTTGAGTGGGTATATTTGCGCCCTCTATACTTGAATCATAAACCCATTGTTTGTGTGGACTGCTGTACGATACTAGTCCTGCAGCAAGCCTGTCGTCAGATGTGTTTGGATAAAGAGTAGAGGTGTAATTAGTATAAGCTTCGGCCTTGCTTGTTATAAAGTGATCCGCCCATAACATAAAGCTTGTTGTTAGTTCGTGTTGAAATTGAGGTTTCATTTAAAAATATTTTTTAGATACTCTTGAAGCGTCTATAGAAATTAGGTCGTGCTCGAAAGAATTCAACAAGGATATCACATATGGTATTTTAACTCTACCTCCTGCGCTTAATTTTGTATTTTGTATTCCCACTTCGGATCTACTTACACTTGATTTTTTATGCATGTACTGACCTAAATTAGGAATCCCCGCTCCCTCCAACTCTCGAAGCCAGCTCGAACCTTTAGCCCAAGGCATTGGTGTCATTTTATACAAGTCCCTGGCAGAAGGAGCTGATACGGTATAACTCCACGTGAACCCCATATTACTAAACTTTCTGTATTTCAAAAAAATATTTATTTTTTCAAGCGACCTCTCTATGTCTGCGATGGGATCTGCGCCGCTATCGAAACCTATAAAGCCAAATAAATTTCCACGAGGAACAGAGTTTGATACGTTTGAGGCTGAGGGGCCACCCTTGAGCTCTCTAGTTACTGGGTGATTTAAAAAATCATTCATAAATTTTCTGTGCAAATCTCTAAATTGTTTTTCCAACATCATTCTTACTTCTGAATTTATGCTGTTGTTTTTTTGCAACTCTTTCTTGATTGCAATTTTTAGATTCCTACTGATTGGCGCAGACATTATACTTCAATAGGTCTTAAAAATAAAGTATTAAATTGAACCACATCAAAAAGTCCATGAGGCCTTGGGTCCGATTCAATGTGAAACATTCTTCCATCCAGCTCAATTCTTTTTGAATCTTTTATATATTTATAGTCTTCTATCTTTAATTTGATTCTTACCATACTGTTTGGGTCTGGCCTTGTAACCTTGACTTGGGCGTCTGTTTCTCCAAAATATTCCAAACTTCTATCTGAGTCGTAACGAATTCTTGCCTTAAAGATCCTTTTTACGGGAACGTTTTCTATACTTGTTGTCTGCGATCCTCCTGAGTTGTACAAATAATTATAATTAGGGTCCGTGCTGATTATAACTTTTTGAGCTTCTTTGTATACCACGACGTCTCTTCCGAACGTGTCGTGAAGGTCGAGTAGGTTCGCCGCAATATGGGCTCTATCTGATGATGATAAGAATTTTGCCATGAACACTTTTACACTAAAGATTTTTTTTTGTGTATATCGATATAGGTACAAGGATCTACAACAATAATATATATGGACGCAGAAGACATTTTTAAAAAATGTTGCCACAGGAATACGGTTTCCCTTTTTAAGGGTTTCCTCGTTATGCTTGAGGATTTACATAAGGAGCATCAAATCAACTTTAATAAATTAAGAAATAATTTACCAGAAGGCTGCGTGCCTCTCGTTGATCAAGCAGACTACTTTAGTTTTGATAAATTACAACATCTTAGAAAGAGAACTCTAGATATTGGCAATGAAACTATTAGAAATATCGAAATGGATTTAGATAATTATACTATAGGCTTTACATTTAAATAACAAGAAAAATTATGTCAGACACAGCAACTCCTACAATTAACGATACCCGCAAAAAGATGCGCGAAATTTACAGCTTCACTTTTGAAAAAGAAGAGAAGTTTAAAAAAACAGAAACGAAAAAGGTAATCAACCCCGAAACTAAAGAAGAAGAAGAATTGTCTGTCACCAAAGAAGTTTCTGAAGCAGTTCCTTACAGGTTGATTATGAAGCAACCAACACGAAGACAGATCGAGGACGCGGAGTTAGAGTTTAGTGTTGAGATGAGCAACTGCATCAAGCGGGGAATACTCACCAAGGCAATGCTTGCTAAAAAATATAGTGATACAGGAGGCCTTCTTGCCGAAGAAGATGCAAAAGCTTTAACTAAAATGTACGTCGAGTACGGACAGCTTTCTCAGGAAAGTGAAAAGCTTCAAATCAAGAACGTCAAAACAGATAAGGATACCGAACGCCTAAAGGAAATTTCTGGAGAAATAGCTCTTTTAAGAAAAGATATTATTGGCGTAGAAACATCGTACTCAAATTTATTTAATCACACTGCGGATGTGCGAGCTGAGAATAAGGTTATTCAATGGTATATATTAAATCTCACTTTCGTTCAAAAAGGTGATGAAGAAGGGATGAATCCTTTGTTTGAGGGTCGAGACTTTGAGCAAAAGCTTCAAGTGTATTACGACCTCGAAGAGGAGGGTAATGACCTTTATGACATAGTTGGCGGCAAGGTCGCTGCGTTTTTTAGTTTCTGGTATTACAGTTCTGGCGCGGTATCGACCGAGGACTTTAAGAAGTTGGATGACGATATTGAAAGCGGTAGTATTTAATATATGTGGAATCGACCAAGCGCAGGAAAATATTTAGGGATGTAGTTCGAGGATACTCGACCACTACTCTAGACGAAGACTTTATTTATATAAAGCACTTGACTCCGCACGACCAAGTCGAGTTGGAGGAAATTGAAGAGAGCTATTTTAATATAGCTCTGCGCAAGGGTGTGCCCACGGAAGAAGATATGGTTATGTATCTCACAAGCGAGGGTCAATGGACCGACGCTGACGAAAAGGTTATTTCTGATACAACCATGTATCTTGAAAGTTTAAAAAAGGCCTTGGATAAGATCATACTCAAGCGAGATATGGACCGACAAAGAAGCATTATAAAAAAAGAAGAGCAAAAGCTTCAAGAAAAGCAAATACAAAAAATTAATTTAATAGGAAATACTTGTGAGAAATATGCAAAAGAAAGATTAAATGATTTTTATATGATTAAAAGTTTTTATAAAGATAAAGATTTATTGATTCCTTTGTTTAGTCAGAATGAATTTGATGAATTAGAGCATCAAGATCTTAAACGAGTGATTAATATTTACAACGATATATTTCTAGGATTTAATGAAGAAAATATACAACATACTATATTAGAAGATTTTTATAATCCATATTTAAGTTTTGCTGAAGATAGTATGCAATTTTATGGCAAGCCGTTTTGTAATTTAACATATAATCAAATAAGATTAATAGTTTATACTAGAGTGTTTAAAAATATATTTGATAATAATGAAAATATACCAGATAACATAAGAAAAGATCCCGCGAAACTGTTGGAGTTTGGGGGTTCATCTAGGGAGGAGCGGGACAAGGTAAGTGAGAAATTATCTAACGGCAGCGCAGGAACTCTTGTTGGCGCGACGGATGAGGATTATGAAAACCTTGGAATCGAAAAACCCAAGGGGGGAATAAGTCTTCACGAAGAAGCCAAAAAGAAAGGCGGAACTTTAAATATGGAAGATTTAATGAAATTACATGGAGTAGGATAGTTTTGGTGTATAAATACCTTATAACGGAATAAGGTAATATGTCTATAAATCTCAATGTAACAGGTAATACGCAACCGCTTGAAGCGGCTGTTAATGCTGCGATAAATCGTATTCGCAAGACGCCGATTAAAATAACCGTAGATGACAAGGGAGCTACTCAGCCGCTTGGAAATATGAAGCGCGGAGCTGACGAGTTCAGTAAGTCGATGGAAGCGGCTAACTCTCGTATTATTGCTTTTGGTGCGAGTATGGCGATAATTAATGGAGTAGCTGACGGCTTTAAAGCTTTAGTTAAAAACGTAGTCGAGGTCGAAAAAGCTCTTGCTGATATCAATGTAGTGATGAATTTATCTACAGCGAATTTAGAAAAATTCTCAAACGGATTGTTTAAAACCGCCAAAGAAACTGGAGCAGCTTTTAACGTTGCCGCTGAAGCAGCTACCGAGTATGCCCGTCAAGGCTTAACGATGGAAGAGTCTTTAAAAAGAACTCGAGATGCTCTTATTTTGACTCGATTAACTGGGATGGATTCTGCAAACGCAGTAAAAGCTTTGACTGCAGCCATGAATACTTATGGAGACCAAATAAAAGATACCACCGAATTGGTAAGTAAATTTGCCGCTGTTGATGTTAAATTTGCGGTTAGCGCTGAGGATTTTGCGGATGCTATATCTCGTACTGGACAAGCAGCAAGAAGCGCTGGAGTAGATATTGATGAATTGGTTGGTCTTGTTACTGCAGCTCAACAACAAACCGCTCGAGGCGGTAAAGTGATCGGAAATTCTTTTAAAACGATATTTACTCGGATCGGAAGGTCGGACACTCTTAATCAATTAGAAAATTTAGGTATCGCTGTAAGAGACCTAGAAGGTAACACTCTTGGAGCGAAAAGAATTTTAACAGATCTAGCCAATACTTTCGACAAACTTACAGCTTCTCAACAGAATCAAATCGCACAAACAGTTGGTGGAGTTTTTCAAATCAACGTATTGAAAGCTGTGCTGAGTGACGCCGCAAAGCAAAACGGTATACTTGCAAACGCTACTCAAATTTCTTCAGGAGCTACTACAGAAGCAATAGATAAAAACGATCAATTAAGACAGACTATGTCTGCAATGGCCACAGAAACCGGACTAGCTTTAAAGGAATTAAGTGCACAGATTGGAGAAATTATGCTTGCTCCAGGAATGGAAAAGGTTTTGAATGTTTTTAAGGGATTGGCTGAAGGAGCAAATGAAATGCTCGGCGGTGGAGAATCCACTGGTAGCGATTTCGCTCAAGGTTTTTTAAAGGGCTTGGGTAATATCATAACTGGTCCAGGGTTGGTCGTTATTTCCGCAGTATTTATAAAGTTATTTGCTAAAGCTTTGGTTTATGCGAATCAAAGTCTGAAATCTTTAATTGGGGTGACAAGCGAAGCTCACAAGCAAAAGGCAATACAAACTTCTCTTGTTACTTTGTTTGGGCAAAACGCAGCGATCAGTAAGGAAATGTTGCGAACCGATATTTCCAGAACAGAAAAAGAAAGAATAATTCTTGGGCTTTTAAAGGCACAAGTTATAGAGGCTAATATGTTAAACTCTGTATCGAAAAGTGTTGCCGGCGGTTTATATACAAGAGGGTATAACGCAAACCTTGCTCCTCGAAAGGGAAGAGCCGGCGGACACGTTCCAAATTTTGCAGATCCAGAACGCGAGCAAGCTGCGCGGGGAGGATATGCGGCCGGAACAATTCGTTCGATGAATATGCCTGGCGAAGGTTCGGTTATATACAACAGCGCAGAAAAAGTAAAGAATTTCAAAGGCATGAGCCAACCTGCAATTATGCCTCCTCATTCAAGCAAGGCTGGAAAAAACTATCAGCAAGCATTTGGGGATGTTCATGGATTCGATCCATATGCTGCGGGGGGGCATGTGCCGAACTTTGCGCGAAAAAAATCAACCAAAACCGCTCATATCAACCAAGACTCTGCAAAATATATTGGATTGACCGCTTCAAACTCTAACGATAGAATGGGAAGCCTTTTCGCAACCGCTGGAAAGGGACAGAGCAATGTTTTTGACGCCAATAATGAACCATATAAAAAGGCCGCCCTTAAGTCTAAGGGCGCAAAAATAGACTATGAATTTTATTCTTTAGACGACTCTGAAAAAAGGAAATATTACAATTCAAAAGTAGAATCTGGACTAAAGGAAGATTTGCAGCGAGCTAGCCATGGAATAATGAATCAGCTTCTTAAAACTTTATCTTCTAAAGATCAAAATTTTATAGCAAAAAAAGCGGATTTAAGTAAAGATTTACCCGAGAATAAAATGTCTGTTTCTGCTGGACACATTTTTGAAGCTGCAGCAAAAACTATACTTAGATCAATTGGAGCTGAGTCCGCTATTCCTGAGAGAGCCTCTGCAAGAATAGATTTTTTAAAAAACCAAGAACTTTACGAGCTTTTCGGAGTCAAAGGAGATAAGGGGTCGGGAGGCGCAGAGGCTAAACTAAATAACAATAAAAGAAATGCAAAAAGTTTTGCAAGAAAAATATACGATCTAGAGATTGGCAGTAAGGGCGCCACTTCTTTTAGTAAAACTTCTAAATTACCAAAACCCAAGGCGTCAAATTCCAGACCGTTTTTTCAGCCACAACTAATGGGTAATAATGCCGAAGGCCACATTCCCAACTTCGCCAATCCACTCTCAGATGCAATAGGTCGAGAAAAAGCTGCTGGCGTTCCAGTTTCGCAAATCCGCGTTGGCTCTCACCCAGCCCTTATGGGCAAAAGTAATCCAATTGGTTTAGGCGTAACTAATACACACGATGAACCAAACGGTCTGCGCGATGTAATTGGTGCAGCAGGCGGGTTTGTGCCGAATTATGCAGAGCCCGGCTTCCAAAGAACAGATGTAAACATTAAAGGCAGGAGAAAGCAAGATAAGCTTGTCGAAAAATTAAATCGAGAGCTAGAAAAGTATACAAACGCCTTTAAAAAAGGTCAACTCTCTCAGAAAAACTTAACCCAAGGAATAAAAAACCTTAATCAAAAATACGGCTTAAGCGAACAAACACAAAAGAGAGTCTTGAAAGAGACGAACAACTCTATAACTGCAACTCAAAAACTTAATGCAGCAAGACTAAGTACTACAAAAGCTTTAAGCGGCGGCACCAAGGGAGCTATGGGGCTATGGGGAAAGACGAACTCGAAAATAGAATCGTCCGCTTTAGGTAAAGGTTTAAGCTCCACAGGCGGCCAAATGGGCTTGATGATGGGAGCCCCTATGCTCGCCGGAATGCTTCAAGGCGAAGGAGTTGGAACAGTAAGCGACTCCAGTTATAAAGCCGGAGGAGCGCTTCAGGGGTTGGGCACTGGCGCCGCAATGGGTATGATGTTTGGACCGTTAGGTACTATTGTGGGAGGTACTATTGGCGCTTTCAAGGGTCTTGTGGACGCATCCAGCGAACTCAAGGAAGCTCAAGAAAAAGCCGCTAAAGCTCAAAGAGAGTCAAGTGTTCAAACTGGTGCTGCTCTAGCCCAATCATTAGCCCCCGCTTTAGCTAAAACAAATTTTGGAAAAAGTGGTTCGGTGGAATTTTCTTTCGGAGGAAAACAGCAAAAGGTAGATGTAGATAATTTTAATAAATTATCCGCACGAAACGTCGAAACGGGGCGATTTGGTATGAAAATGGGAGAAAATGTTAGGAGTCAAATGTTAGGAGGCCTTGGTTTGGATATGCAAGATATACTTAGAAGAGGAGCGGGTTCTCCGTCTGCAATTTCAGGGATATTAAAAGAATCTGGAATAAATGTTTCAAGAGAGCAACTTGATGCAGCGGTTTATTCAGGAAAAATGATCAAGGGGGAAGATCAAGGAGATGTTATACAGGTTCGAGAGAGAAGGAGTTCAGGAGAACAAATTAAAAGAATTGAAGATCAAATCTTAGCTCAAATGGGATCTGCCGCTAGGCCTGAAGCAATCAAGACTGCACTCGATCAATTACCTGAGGATATGAAAATCCAAACTGCAGCGCTAAAAGAAGGCTCAACTGCAGGAGGGAGGAGCTTTAAGAAAGGCGCTCTCGAATATTTTACTCCCGAAGAATTAAAAAAACAAATCGACGAAGGAAACCCTGCAGAGGTAGCAACAGCTTATGCGGATATTTTAAAACAAATCGAGGTTCAGAATACGTTAAACGAAAAAAATAATCAAGCCGTCATCCTTCAATTAGATCTTCAAAAGCTTCAAGTTGCAGCGCAACAAGCTGCAGTGATGAATCAGTTAAAAATAAAAGGCAAATACTCAAAAATCGCAGACAATTTAAGTTTTGAGCAAAAAATAATGGGGAGCTTTGCGACAGATCTTCAGAAGTCTCAAAATAAATATTTAACATCGTTGAATAAAGCCAGGGAGACAAAAGCTCTTTCCGCCGCCAAGGCTGATGACGCGTTAAGATCTGATATTCAGGGAAAATTAAAAACTGGACAATACTCAGAAATTGAAACGAATTTAAAGAAGGAACTTTTCAAAGAAAGCGCTGGAACAGCGTCAGAGCAAGATGTAACTGACGCATTGGCACTCAAGAACGGTAAAGAATTGTTGGAAATCTTAAACAGAATAAAAATAAATAACAAAGAAAATACAGCCATACAAAATTTGGTTAATCAACTCATTGATAGCTCTGTCACTAAACGAAATAACGAGCTAGATGTTTCCAATAAAATATTCAGAAATACGAAAAACCAGATCGGTAGGGAAAAGGTTATAAATGATATACTCGCAGGTCGATCTCAAATTATAAAAGATTTAGAAAGGAAAAATCGCATGTCTTCAGAAGGCCTTCGGTCTTCCCAGAAAATCCGAGGGTTTACCGAACAAGTTGCCGCAGCAAAAAGGTTAAATGCTGTAGGTCCAGGATACCAAACCAAAAGAGAAAGAGAAAATTTTACAATGTCCGAGAAAGGATTTGGATTAGAGTCTCAAATCAAAACCCTCGAAGAAAATAAAGCAAAATCTATAGGGGAGCAGGAGTTGGCTAAAACAAAAGTGGAAGATGTTGATCTTAAAAGGTTGACTCAATTAACTAGAATTAAGGACGAAGGTTTTATCTCTAAAGAAGAATTTCGAGAGCGAGAAAACCTAAAAATATTAGTCGAACAAAGAGCTAAAAAACTAGAAGAAATCGAACAAAAAATAAAAAACATAAACTCCGAAACGGACAGCGAAATAGACAAAGCGAAAACACTTTTAGATAAAGAGAAAGAAAGACTCGAAATCAAAAGAAAACACGAAACTGGACCTGGGGCATTTGGTAATGGATTAGCGGGCGGCATGAAAAGCATGGCCGAACAAGTTGAAACAATGGACTATGAGCTTGGAACAAAGCTTCCTCAGTCATTTGCTAATGGTTTATCTGGTGCGTTCATTTCGGCGATAAATGGAGCCCAGGATTTAAATGACGCTCTAAGGGATGCGGGAACTAATTTTTTAAAACTAATCCAGGAAGCCATGATGCAAAAAATGGTGATGCAAATGATGGGAGGGTTGGGATTTTCTCAAGGAGGTAATGTTCGCAATTATTCAAAAGGCGGAAGTGTTCCTGCAAAAGTTTCAAATGGAGAGTATTTAATGAGTCGAGAGGCTGTAAATAAATACGGAGGATCATTTATGCACGGACTAAACGCAAGAGGCGAAGCTCCCGGATTTTCTTCTGGAGGTAAAACTCCTCAACAAGGATCCGCGTTGGCCGCTAATTTTGGCGGAGCCGAAGGTTATAAATCCGGCAAGAGATACCAATCTCAAGCAATGTCTTCATTTTTCTATAGTGGACAATCTGGCAATCCTGGACTACAGGAAGATGCAGATGAAATGCGAAAAATATTATCAGAAAGAGAACAAGCTCGATTAAAAGCTGAAGCCGAAGCGAAGGCAAAAAAACAAAGAAGAAGAGAGAGATTGGGAATGGTCGCCGGAATTGTTGCGACTTCCTTTGCCAGTTCTATGATGGATCAAGCATTCAACGGATTAACTCCTGAAGCTAAGGGCGCCGGATATACAAATGACACTCCTGATGGAGTACAAACGATAACAAATGAGAGTGGAGACTCAAGATCCTTGCTTCCTGGAAAACCAGTTCCTGCTGGTTGGACCGCAAAGCCCACTCGAGAAAACAAAATTAAAAAATGGGGGAAAAAAGCCTGGGATAGTGAGTATAATTTTGCAAATTATAATAATTGGGGGTCAGGGTCAAAGCCAAAAATCAGTAACGAATACAATGGAGGATTGATAAAAGGGTACGCAAGTGGAGGGCATATCTCTGGAAAAACCGGTATCGATCAAATTCCAGCCATGCTTAGTGAGGGCGAGTACGTAATTCGCGCAAGCTCTGCAAGACAAATTGGAAAATCTAATCTTGATAAAATCAATGCAGGAAAATTCTACAATGGAGGAGAAGTTTCTCAGACACCAAGCCAGTCCGAATCCTCAACCTCTCAAGGTAACACAAACAACATAAACATTTCCGTAAACGTAGAAAATGGCTCCACGAAAGATTCCAGCGACGATTCAAAGAATAACGAAAATAATTCAGAGGATGCGGAAAAACAGGCCAAGATGGCCCAAAAGATAAAACAACAAGTTGTGTCGGTTATTATAGAAGAGCAACGAACCGGAGGCCTCTTGAGCAAAGGTAAATGAGTTTTTCAAATTATGAACAAACCGTTATCATAAATGGAGTTTCCTTATCAGGAGTTCAAGACGTAAACGGTAGTTATGGAATAAGCGAAAAACCCATAAGGGTCGCCGGCGTCGGATTTGTTGATGCTTTAATAGACTCTCCTCTTGAGGGAAGCTTCACCATAACCAGAAAAATGGTTAGCAGCGATCCACTGCTGGCGTCAAACGTTTTAGGATCTTATGATTTTGACGAGCAAGAAATAAGCGGGGCTATATTGTACGACAATGCGCAAAAGGGATTCGGCTTTACAAGAGGCAGGGTTTCAAGATATGCTGTGTCTTGTTCTGTGGGAGAGATTCCCACAATAGAAACTGAAGTTAGAGTGTTTGGTCAATTGGGCGCCTCAGTGTTGAACAATGATTTAATCAAAATGCGTGAGGGCTCTACTTTCTTGCCATTTAACGGAGATAATGTTTATTTAACTAATGAAGATGAGTCTGTAATTGTCGATCGTTCCGAAAATTTCAAAACACAATGGAACGATCAAGCTCTCTTGATAAACCAGGACGCTTACAATCGACTATCCCCTGAGACCAGACTTGTTAAAAGTGGCGCCGCTTTTTCTGCAGGCATAAACCTTGAAAACAACAACCCTTTGCAGGGCTCTTTGAGGTATTCTGACTGGTTTTTTATCGCTCAAAAAAATACAACCAACGAGCTTCGGTTTAATTTAAATTTTCCCCCATCAACAATGAGTAATGATGATCTTGAATCTTGGGTTTATAATTTAGATATTGGATGGTTATACATTTCAGCATTAGGGCTGAATCACGAAACCTATCGAGAGTTGTGGTTTAGTTCTGCCATTTCAGTAGATGGCCAATCAGAAGCAGTTTGGATGTACACAGACGAAAACATCCTTTCGTCCAGTGGAGCTGTATGGTTCTCGGGAAATGATCAAAGCATTATTTCTGAAGGGTGGTCGATTTTTTTTGCAGACCCCTTTGAAGAGTATAAGGCTATATTTTATCACTTTGAGGAATTGAAGTGGTATGGGTTATATGATTTACCAGGCACATTTTCGCTCACTCATTTAACTTCCTTAAATGGTCGAGATTTAAGCGCACTTCCTTTATCCGCGAACGATATAAAAAGCGTAGCCCCTAAAAACAGCATCAAAAGACTGTTTGCGTTTGGAGATTCGTATTCAGATTCTGGGAATTACCCAGACAGTCTGTGGCTAGACAGGCAAAAAGTTTGGTGTCAGTACGTTGCAGGTTTAATGTTCCTTGATTTTGAACCTTCAAGTGAGGGCGGCAGGAATTACGCATTTGGCGGTGCAAGACTGATAGAAAATGTGGACCAGGGGAATGGAGTGGTCGTCCCTTCAATACTCTCCCAAATTAATTCTGTTGCAGAACCATTTCTTGAAAATGATCTTATTTGTTTTTTTGGCGGTGGAAATGATTATATTGGTCATAGTGAGTCTGCGAGCTATATATCTCAAAATTACCTGCAATGTATACAAGCTCTGTACGACAATGGAGCTAGGAATTTAGTTTTATTGAATATGCTTGATTTGTATTCAATGCCGTCAGTTGTGGATCCCTCCGCAACTCAAGTATCTATAGACGTTAATGAATCTATATCTAGTATCCCAAGCTTGTTTGCTGATGCGAATATATATATTTATGATTTTTACTCAAAACTGAATGATATACTTGCTGACCCGGTCAGTTATGGAATTAGTGATTCGCCGTTCTACGATGACACCCACTTGAATCAGCAGGTTCATTCTGAAATCGCCAACCAAATATATACAACCTTCATAGCTCAAGTACAGCCTGACATTCTAGCCTTGGGAAAAGACTCTTTTGATTTGTACGATAAAGCAATCAATCCTCATCCTCCTATACAATTTCCCGACCAATCAAGCATAAAGGTTAAGGTTAGTGATTTTGAAATAGATGCAATCAGTGATTTCAGTTTCAGCAGAACTTTAAACTTGTCCCCGATTTACGCAATACATCAGGGCGATTCCCAAGACTGGGAAAACGGTAAGTCATCTCTTCCGAATTTAGAACCTGTGCAAATAGATACTCAGTATCCAATAGAAACAGACATAAATTTCACAATGATCGCTCAAAGCTACCAAATCAGAGAAATCAAGGATAGAATTCAGTCCGCACCAAAAAGCGATGTGTCAATAGAAATAAGGGATTCAAAGACCAATGAAATGATCAGCCACCTTGTCGGAGAAAACGTTAGATTAATAAGCGAATCCATAACTTCATCTGTTGCTGAGGAAATGTCTATATCTTTAACTTACAAAGGTTACGAAGCTTCTCACAACCCAGTTTCATGAGCTCTCCATTCTTAAGGTTTGAGGAGGGCAAGATTTCTCTTGGTGGTAAAGATTTGCTCGTTAATTCAGCCAACCTTTCAATATCCCCATCTTTGGAAATTGAAAGAGTATATGGAGATTTTGATCCAGAAATTGTGGGAGCCAAAACAGAGTTCGCTAAATTTGCTCCGACCACAGGACTGAATGGTAAGTTGGATATATCTTTTTATATATCCGCCGACACTTTTGCTGAAGGAGGAATTACTAATTCTATTAATAAATTATTTGAAATAAAAAACGGCATGTCTGAAGGGCCTATACATTTAAATACTGTCGGTCGATATTCTTTTGATAGTATGTACTTAACTTCTTTTTCTTTTGAGCTTACTCCATTTCAAGTCATTAAGGCTAGTGCTTCTTATTTAATATATGGATCTATTCAAAAAACTAATGGAAAGAGATTTGTTAGATTGGATGCGAATTATGCACATGGACTAAAATCGTTTGGAGAAATGAAAGCTGGAGGTGCAATATCTAATGTATCTATTGGCAGTCAATTTGAAATTAGTCTTTTGAGGTATAATATAATTGTGAATAGAAAATTACATACTCATATTCGCGGCTCAGAACATACCAGAATTAATACTTCTTCGAGAGGGGTCGTTCCGCACAGAGTTAGTGTCGAAAGTATAGAGTCTGAGATGAGTGTTGATTGTAATGATATCCCCGACAACTTAAATGCATACGGAGACCAACAAATAGGTAACTCGCCCGAAGGGTTGTACGACTCTACGATTAGCGCTTTTTTGTACTCCTTGAAGGGGCAAAAAATTGCCAAGTTTTCGTCCACCGGCAAGATACAATCCGAATCCATGTCTATTTCTGAAGGGTCGAACGCTTCTTGCAATATAACAATCAAGGAGATCATTAAGTAATGAGCGATCAATTGAACCCTTACGGCCCGGCAAGTACCAATATATCTAATTACAGTGGAGTTTTTGAGACCGGAGCGAGCTATAGCAAATTTGATTTTGTTTATAACCCGCAGGACGGCCTGTATTATTATGCAACAAAGGATTTAACTATCGGCGGGGAATTGGAGATATCTGGAAAAAATAGATTTTTATTTGTTCCCGATGGACCTGTGATAGAAAATCAAGTTTGTCATTATGTATACGATGAGTGGAATGAGTTGGGATTGCTTAATCAGGGGTTGCAAGTTGGGCAGACTATCAATATTCAGGGTTCACTACTCAACTCTAATGGTGATTATGAAGTGCTTGAGGTTGAGGAAAATGTTGATTCTTACTATAACCCAGTCGCGGAAAAAACATTAATATCGACACTAGGCTTAACTGCTGTTGAAGGTGCGGATTTTTGGCACAAATCCTCTTGGTTTTTTTCGCCCAATAAAGGGGAAGCTGATGAAATTAGCGGGGGAGATTTAAATTATACATCCGATTCTTTGGGTAACTGGGTTTATAATACCGTTATCGGGTGGTTCTTTGTCTCTTTAAGTGATAGCTCTGAAAAAAGCTTTTGGTTTTTTCTTCCTCACTCGGGCGAAAGGTTGATTGATAATGGAGTTTGGTTGTGGGCTTCTATAGACACTTTGGGCTCAAATGTATCCAGTAGTAATTCATTTTTGTATTTAGGCCCAGAAAATAAAGCTAATGATTACGAATCCTATATCAGTAATGATGGTGGCTTGTTGGATTATTTCATGAGTGGGGCGGACTGGAACTATGGAGATGGAACTGTCGCAGTCAACACGAAGACTATTGCAGAGTTTGGAAAATCTCACTGGGAAGCGTTTGGACTTAAAGAAGAAAGGGTTATGCCTCAGGTTGAAATGCTGGGGCCAGAGGGTTGGCTGCACTGCACCAAGTCTTTTCTAGATAAGTACTCTGTATGTTTTTATAATTTTAACAATAACAAGTGGTACGCTAGATTATCCGGTGGCGCCGATTCATTCACCTCTATTCCCTCTGACGAAATTGCCGCAACTTTAAATAGCTCAAAACCCCCCTCCTCCTTTGTCCCTAATAGGTTAACCGACGGAATATCTGCGAGAATTGCAGTTCGAGGTGTCGACGATTCGATATCGATATCTCAGCTAGAAGAACCTTCTGATCAAACAATTATTATTTCAAGCGTTGATTCTGAAATAAATTCAAACCAAGACGCGTGGACCTCTGATAGGTTCTTTTTTGACGCCGACTACGGATCAACTGTAAATTTTAAAACAAATAATGATAAGTACGAATTTGGTAATGGTTATTATTCAATAAAGCCAAAAGGTATTAATTCTCTTTCTTTCTCTGCTGATCTAACATTTAAAAATAGGACCAATAGGGAAGCTAACGCTATTATTCATTTCGTGGAAAGCCATCAGGGGCAATTGGAGAAGGACTCTTCATCTTCTAATTTGGAGTATAGCCAGGGAATATCTGGCTTTAGATGGGGTGGATCCTCCACGTTTCACCCATATGATACATTAGATAATCAATCAAAGACTTTTTACTGCGATAATTTTTCGCACAGTTTAGATTTCGAAAATAGCAATAATATACAATTAACCCTTAAAAATTTTAATACTTCATTGCTTTATAAGTCTGAATCTTTATTTACTAAAAAGGCTGAAGATTTTGATGAAAGTTCTTACTATTCAAGGAATGATGTTGTTTTTTATACAGGTAATCATCAGTACTACTATTTTCATAGCGGAGATTATTCTGATGAAAATATAGTTGGACCTCCAGCTTTAATGCATGACGAGTGGACTCGAGAAAGCGGTTACTGCTCTGAGATCAATAAAGACGCTTGGACTAGGGAGTTTTATTGGAAACCGTCTCTTGGGTTGACCGTGTCTCAATCTCCGCAGCTTTTGGATATGAATATGAACGGGTCTTACTCTCAAATTCATAAAGATGGTATAAATAATAATTTATTAAACCTGGAGTTGAATTTTAATAATAGAGATGATGCTGAAGTTTATGCTATACTTCACTTTTTAGAACAGCATTACGGAGCAGTACCTTTCTTGTTTTCCCCTCCCGCACCTTACGAAAAAAAGAAAGCCTTTATTTGCCAGGAATGGTCTCACGCTTATAATTTTAAGAACAATCATAGTGTTTCTGCGAGGTTTGAACAGTTTCCTATAGCATTAACTAGCGAAGACATAATTAATGAAATACCTCCGGCGATAACCACTAAGGGGGAATTGATATTTGAACCTTCTATTGAAATTTCATCGCAAGATGAACAGTTTACCTGGGATTCTGTCAGAAAAAAGAGGGTATATATTGAAAATATTGGAGGCACAGATGTTGAAATTGATTATATAAGATTGAACTCCGAGGATTCAGCTATTAATGTATTGGGTAGGCCGCGCCTTGGAAGAAATTACATGACTCCTGGCATCCCTGAGCTTGAAGGTTCGGTGGTACACGCCAAAGCAATTTTCTTGGCCATTATGGGATTTGAAATGTCAGACAGCCTTTTCGACGATTACTCCGAATCTCTTGCGTTCTGGACTGCTCGAGATTTTGTGTTTGAGTTGATAAATTCAGAAACTTTCTTAGCGTCTTCTCCTTCTGAATCTAAGATACAAGTTTTATACAGAGATCTATTAAATCGAATTGCCGATCAGGTTGGTATGGATTATTTTTTAAACGTCGCATCAATGTCGATTGTTGTTAATGGTCTGCTTGGGTCTGCCGAGTACAACTTTGCAAAAGTAATGCCCCTCAATTCCGAGAGAAGGGGCCTACTCGTTACTATTCCTCCTGATAAATTATTCGAGCTAAATCTTCACGGAAAACCCGTAAAGCTTACGTCTTTTGATGGTGGGATCCAAGGTTTTGAAACTGTTCTCGATGAAGAAGTTAGGCGTTTTTTACAATACCCAAATGGAGCGATAAAAGATATTAATCTTAACGAGTATCACGAATATACCTACTTCGTAGGCACCTCTGCGTTTGTAGCTTATGGATCCAATTTGGTTCCCGCATATTCTAGAGTTTATATAGATTTACTGTACGACAACCCATTGGGGGATGTTCCCGCATTTTTTCTTGAGGATCTCTATGGAGAAATTGTGAACTGGACCGATGATGAAGGAAATGTCGGTGGGAATTTAAAAATTGAATCCACTAATAAGTGGGTAATTGGAAATTTGGAAGTGCAGGTTGATGAATCAATCGTCAAGGGAGAGGTTAAAGCTTGGGTGACGTCTAATGACGACCAGTTAGCATCAATAATAGAAGAAGAGAATGAAGGCTGGAGGAGTACAAAAAAGATTAGTGGCCCTGCTATTTTAAGCTTTCTTGATGTAGATTATAGTGGCTGGTTTTACCAATTTGGTAATCTTTCTGGTTACTCAAAAAAGAATCCTGCGGGCATTGTCTTGCCTCGCTCTCAAGATTCTGACCCTGCCAATTTCATGTTTAAGGATGCAATTAATTGCGCGGCAAAATTCAAGGTCGGAGAAAGTTTTGAAGTTAATGATTATTTGGGACTCTGGGTAACTTACGAATTTAAAACATTCTCAGAGCAAGGGGGCGGCCTTTTATCTCCAAGGTCGTTTGATCCTCAAGTCATGCTTTCAAGTCAAGACTCGTTGGCTATTGATGGCTCTGTTTCTTTGGGTGTTTGTAATTCTGCAAATCATACTTTATTAAGCATAGAGCAGATGACTGTTGAGTCTACACCCAATGGGTATGCGTACGGGTGGGTACAAAAAGGAATTATGAAGATTCATTCTTCTTTTTTAACGGAGGCAGAGACATTTAGCGACGAATCTAATCAAAACCTAGATACGGTTTTGCTGGGTGCGGAGCAATGGCTTTGTCAAGCTAACGCCTCATGCTTTATTGTTGACAATGAAGGCCTGGGTAATATAGAATTTAAGGTGGGGGATATTGCGTATGAATACGGTATAGTTTATGACTCTGAATTGGATAATTACAGCGTTGTTAACAAAAATAATGATTACGATGCAAAAGGCGTTTCTTTGGATACCGCTTACGACGTCCTGCTAAAAACAAAAACAAAAAGAAAGGCTTTTCGAAAGTTCGTCATGGAAGGAGACGTTCCTTGCTTTCAGATTTGGAGGCACTTGGTCAGAACTTCTACTCAAGAAAGTCAAGTCGAAGATTTTTACGCGTCACAGTATCTTCCCGACGGTAATACTTTAGGGTTTCCATTTGGTCAGTATAAGGCGGAAAGGTCCGCGCTACCTTACCTTCCGAGTAGTCCAGGAATTGAGCTTAAGCTTAATTTTGGAACTCTCGATATCAACCCAAGATTGAAAGCGATTATTTTAAAGGCTGCCGAAACATGGAAATCTTGCGTGTTGGACGCGCTAACTATTCGAGTTGATATCGTAGAGGATACTTCTGGCGATTCTACTTTAGCGGCTGTATATACCCATACGGATCTCGATTTTACTGAATACGGAATGAAGCCTGTTGGGAAAAATCATCTTTTCCGCAGCTCCGCACTACTTGTCTATAATCCAAATTTTCTTTTTACTGATAAATGGTTGAAAGAAGATGAAGATGGAGACTCTTCGGCCGGCTCAGTTGCTTATCATGAATTTGGACACATATTTGGAATAACTTCAATGCAAAACAAAGACCGTTTGAACCTCTACAGTGCCGACACTAAAGATTTATACGACCATTTTGAAATGACAGAAAAGTTTGGCGCCCAATACATTGGGGCTAAGGGTGTCGAGAAATGGAAAGAGTTGATAATTCATAAGGGTTTTGATGACCCAGTCCAATATTTTTACGAAAGCATACCTCTTAATGAGGCGAGGTATTTTGAGAACGCAGATGGCTCGATCGGATCTAAGGAAAAAACAGATTATCACATATCTGAATATCCAAAGTTTGAAAAAGATGGGATACGGGTTCAACCCACTTTTTCTGAAGCTTTAATGACTACATTTTTAGGGAAGGGTGCAACGCCGACACCCTCAATAATAACCCTTGGACTTTTAGAAGATTTGGGGTACGAGGTGGATTATGGTGCCGCATGCTCTAATGATGACCCTTCTTTAGAAATAGATATAGAGATATAAAATGACAAATGAATCCCACTCAAACTTAAATAAACAGTTAAGTTCATTAACTCCCGACACCCTTTTGGAATTTTTTGAAATAGATTTTAGCTCCCTGCAGGCAAATTTCGATCAGTTCAAGCAGGATTACGGCGTAAACTTTGGGGCAGAACCTATCTACCGATTTTGCCCCATGATAAATGGCACGAATCCGATAATTTGGCTTGGAGAATCCTACCAGCCTTTACCCATAAAGATTGAAGGTTTCGAGAGTAAGGGCGAGGGAGGGTTGGCCAGGCCAACTTTGAGCATTGCAAATCCAGAAGGTATATTTTCAAGAATAGTGTATTCAAATAATGATTTTAACAACTGCAAGGTTACGAGAAAAAGAACTTTTGCGAGGTTTTTAGATTTTAACAATTTCCAGAATAGAAATTTAAACGAAAAAGACCAAAACCCGTTTGGAAAAAGCGATCCTGACGCCCATTTAGGAAAAGATGTATACTATATTAATAGAAAAGTTTCTGAGGATAAAAATGCCATAGTTTTTGAGCTAGTATCCCCTTTGGAGATGGAAGGAGCTAAGATTCCCGCCAGAACGATCTTATCCAACCATTGCCCGTGGAACTATAGATGCTCTGTAGGTTGTCAATACATAGGTTTGCCTATAGAGACTGTCGAAGGTAAAGATCTTACCGAAAATTTCGCAAATAATGAATCAGAAATTGATAACTTCGGAAACAATACAGCTTTAGTTAATAATAATTTGGGAAAAGTGGACCCTGAAAGATATCCCGGCATGATAAAGTCAATACCCGAATGGAGCCCTTTTGGGCATAGCTATGTTGCAGCAATAGGTTTTGAGGAAGGCTCCTCTGATGACATTAAGAAATACCAAATGGGAGACTTAGTTAAAATTGAAAATAACACTTCCTTGAACCCATACATGAACACGCCCCAAGTTTTCGTGTGCACATCTACCCATTCAAACCCAAGATTGTTTCACCCATACTTTAGCAAGGATCATTGGCTAAAGGATGAATGTTCAAAAGAGCTAGACTCTTGCAAGAAGAGGTTTCCGCCTCGAGGGGAAAATGAAAAATATCAAGCATACACTCGTGTAAAAGGGCACATCCCCCAGCCATTAAGATTTGGAGGTTTTCCGGGCACGGAAGAGTATCCTTTTGAATAGTCGACTCTCAAAAGAAATACTTGATGAGATAGCAGATTACGCTAAAAGGTTTAGGCTTGAGGAGTCTTGCGGTCTTGTGGTTGAAGAGGGAGATTGTTTAAGGTTTGTTGCATGTAAAAACCTCAGCAGGCGCAGGGATATGCATTTTTTAATCAATCCAGAGATTTTAATTGAAAACAATGTTTTTTGTATTTATCATTCTCATGTGAACCATTCTCCTTCTCCTTCCAAACTTGATATTAAAAGCTCAAATGATTTATGTATTCCTTATTTGATATATAGTTTGAGAGATGATGACTTTTATTTTTATAATTGTGTATAAAGTATAAGGAAATAAGGTGAAAAAAGTATATTTACATGGCAGTTTAGGTATGAAGTTTGGCAAGTCTTGGTGTCTTGATGTCAAGAGCATTCCCGAGGCTTTAAGGGCCATCGATTGCAACAAAGAAGGGTTTCTTGATTACTTTCTGGCGGATATTGTTGATACTCAATACGTTATATTAAAAAAAGATGCAAAGGATATAAAAAACAAGAAGGACTTTTCCGACAACTTAGTCAAGGAAAAGTCTGAAGCTATCGGAATTTTAACCTTTGAGGAAATACATTTAGTGCCAATTGTTCAAGGTGGGGCTCCGGTAGGAGCCGCGATCTCTGCATGGGCTGTGGAGTTTTTCACCGTTCAAACTTTGATTAATATTGTAATTATGACTGCAATAAGTTACGGAATAGCAATGTTGACCAAGCCTCCAGATCCAGAAACCAAGGATATTAAAACTATAACCTCCAAATCATATGTACTTAATGGAGCTAAAAACAGGGCAGCCCAGGGCATTGCTGTACCAATAGGTTACGGAAGATTAATGGTTGGCTCTTCAAATATAGGCATGAAGATTGATGTTAAAAGGTATCTTAAAAACAGATCTAATGACTCAAGAGTATTAGAGTCCTATTCTTCTACCAAGTTTCTTGATATATTATGCGAAGGGCCCATAGAGGGTTTTGTTAGTCAGAGGGGCGAAAAGCTCAGAAAGGAGGATTGGGAGAAATCCATCTTTTTAAACAAAGTTCCTATTAGGGGTGAAGATGGTCGATTCAACTACATACTTTCTGAGAGCACGTCTCAAGGAGAAGAGGGCGGACTTAGCGAAGAAAAACTAACAGATATTCCTAGACCCATCGGCCTTGCTCTTGGCGAGGAGTTTTCAGCTTCTTCATCTGTAGTGTCTAGGGGTATAAATTATATCAAAGAGCACAACTTACAACTTTATGGACCAATGCCCTACCCTCTGGCCGGGAGCCCCTTTAATGAGACGGTGACTGATGCAGGTGGCTTGATTAGTTATTCAATATCGAAGGAGGCGGGAGCTAAGGTTTGTTCTCATTTAGTCAAAAATGTGAACGTTAATAAAGTAACATTTACTTTTCAATGCAGGTTGTCATACCACAATATAGAAGGTACCACTTTTCCTGAGACGTGCAGCTTTGTAATATTAGTTGAGCGATATAATGGCGAGTTTAATATTTTAGACCCCGAAAATTCCGGGTGTCTCGTAACTGTCCCAGAGTTCGCAGATAATATTACCACCCAGAATTCTATTGCCGCATCCAAGAAGTGGGAGTTTGGTCTCGATTACTTCAAAAACCTTGGTCCGTTATCAGCGGAGAGGTATCCGGATATGGTGGGTGCATATGCAATGCTTCTTCTTGCTAGTGAGGGATCAGCAGCGGGTCAGACCAGTAAGAAATTCCAAAAAACCTGGGAACAATTTGTTGACCTAAACCAAGAAGTTTCTAAGGCTTACAAAGAAACAGTGATAAATGAAAAGTATTTTTCAGTTTCAGGTATTGCAACTGATCCTTTTGAGTTTCAAATTGAATGCGATTTCGCTTTCAATTTAGACACTGTCGAGATTAACGAGGGTATCACCTTTAAAATTATAAAGCTTAGTCCTGAACTTGACCCAAGCGTGGACGCCTCGGATAATATAATTGCCGGAATGCGCAAGGTTAGATTCTTAAGTTTATCGCATATTCAAGAAGGTGTTGTTTGCGACATGATGTATCCGCATACCGCGATATGCTCTGTGGAGTTTGATAGCAAAAATTTCGAATCAACTCCAGAAAGAGCTTACCACGTGAAGCTTAAGAAAGTTTTAATTCCTTCTAATTATGACCCAGTCCTAAGAAAATATATTAATCAGTCTGGAGAAAAAACTCCCTGGAACGGACTATTTAAGGGGCAGGAAAATAGCTCTCAGTCTCTGTATTCAGTTGAGGATTCAAATAAATATTGGACAGATAATCCCGCGTGGATATTATTCGATTTGATTGACAATCCTAGGTTCGGGGTTTCTAGGTATGGGCTTGAGCCTGGCAGTATTGATAAGTGGCAATTGTTTAAAATATCAAAATATTGTGATGAGTTTGTTGACACTGGCTACAATGTGGAAACGAAAACAAAAATCCCAAGAGCTTTTTATACAGATAACATAGTTAAGTATGATGATGAATATAATATAGTTGATAATGATTACGGATATATTGAGGTCGACATAAGTCCCGAACAATGGTTTTTTAATGAAGAAAATGTCGCCATACTTGAATCAAAGGGTTTCGGAAGAAGAGATTATAAGCCCGCAGGATTAAATCGCTATACACTCTGCAATACCGAGTCTATTGTTAACTCCGTCTTTCAGGATATAGTTCGAAGGGATGCAACAAGCGAAGAGCTTGATGACTTTTTACAAAATTCTTTTAGCGTTGGAACGGTTGCTGATTTATTGGTAAACGAGCTCTCGGAAGACAGCCAATCTCCAGCGTTCTCTCCGAACTCTGTTTTTTCAAATGGGGATTTTATTAAAGAATTTGGAGACGGACGACAGTTTGCAGGAAAGAAAATAGCTTTTTATTCAGCCTCGCATAGTTTTGAGACTTATTCCGAACAAATCAAGCGCAAAATTCACAAGGACTCCTGCCTCGGCTCCGAGAACAAAATAATAGAGGAAAGGATTTTGTTAAGTTCAGATCCAATAACTAGAAAAATCATTGTTTCTGGGCCCAACTTTGAGGAGGATTTTAAATGCTTGACTCACCAAGGCTCAAACGTATCTCTTGGAGGTTGTGCGTGCCAAATTAATCACCCGTTGATTGAGCCTCGATTTTCTTGTAATTTGTATATCACTGACCAGTTGGAGGCTTTAGAAGCTCTCAACCATTTAACCTCGGTCTTTAGAGGTATGATAAGCTACTATGATGGAAAAATAAGTGCGAATATAGACCGCCCAAAAAAGCCCCAAGCTTTATTTACCAACTCGAACATTAGCAAAGAAGGATTTTCTTATGCAGGTACCCACAAAAATCAAAAATACACAAGCTCGCTTGTGAGGTTTAACAATAAGGAGAAACAATTTTCTTCCGACGTAATATTTGAGGAAGATTCTCGAGCAACCCAAGTCTTAGGCTTCTCTCAGAAAGAAAGTATAGGGTTTGGGATAACTTCAGAATCTCAGGCCAGAAGGTTTGCTAGATGGGTGCTTTCTACCTCGAATTTAGAGCTTGACGCAATATCATTCAAGACATCTTTGCAGGCAAACTTATTATCCCCAGGCTCTATCTTTGAAGTTTCCGACGAAATGAGAGTTGGAAAGCATAAAAGTGGTAGAATAGTTGATGTCGGTACGGAGCAAATAATGTCGTTTCTCGACCATGATTATGAAGAGTATGTTAATCAAGACGTCGGCTTACTTAGTTATTGGAACGAGTCTGTTGAGCCTAATCCTGATAATGAGCTATCAAAGCTTCAGTGGGGGCGACAACATTGGACCCTAGTTGGTCAATATGAATTTATTACCACCACTATAGATCTTGAAGATAGCTCAGAAATATCGCTTGAAGACGGAACGTCAGAGCTTATTGAGGAAGTGAGGATCCCCATCAGAACGATGTTTTTTAAAACTGTTGAAAGGTTAGGCCTTAGTCCGTTTTTAATTTTAGATAAATCTTTAGATAGTTTTCCAAACCTATCAAGAGTGGAGCTTTCTGTTTCAGTCGGACTTTCCCAACATTCTTATGAAACCATTAATGATAGAGCTAATACAGAAAAAAGCTCTTTCGATCAAGACGCAGAAATTGAAAACATCAGCTCTCCACAGCTGCTTAAATTTGACGCAAGGGTCACGAGCTTGAGAGAGACGGGGGAAACGTCCCATTTGGTCGATTCCACAGGGGTGATAGATAGCCTTTCTTTAAAGTTAAGCTTTAAGCCTTTAGTTAAAGATAATAGATTTGAGGTTGTTCGTCACAAGTTTGAGGATGGATCTAGGGTTAGGTTTGTATCTGGAGGTATTCTACCCGCAGGTTTGGATGGAGATAGGGTTCTTGATCGGTCTTATTTTGTCATAAATATCACCGACCACTCTTTTCAAATCTCAGAAGTTGCTAATGGATTGCCTGTCATAATTCATGACCAAGGGAAGGATTCGTTCTTAAACAATGGAGGGGACCATTTCGTATGCCCAGAGAGCATGACTGGAGAAATTGACGACATAACCCTCGAGTCTTTCAATCAAATACAAAAAGGATCAACTTTTTCTATTAGTGGGCACACGGATCTAGAAAGCAATTCAGCTCTCGGCGCCAGGCTTCTTGATTCTGCGAATTTATTAGCTATTGGTGTTGAGGGTCTTGATTTCGTGGAGTATAAATCTTGGCAGAATTCAACTATTTTTGGGAATGTTTATATTTCTAGTAGAGACTGGGTTTATGCAGAAGATCTTGGTTGGGTATACATTAAAAGCATGATTGAGGCAGCCTGGAATAAGCGATGGGGCTTTATTAATGAAATAGGTTGGGTTTTCTTTAACAGCTCACTTAGGGGCTGGATTTATTTTCAATGCTTCGAGGGTCACTTAACCATTAACCCTTGGGTTTATAAAAAAAATGAGCAGTTGTTTATAACAGACTCAGACTTATTGGATAAAAAAGTTTTAGATTACGCGTTCTTGGGTGGGTACGCCAATAATCCATCAGGAAAGAGGTTTGTTATTAGATCTATAAATGGTGAAGGATACTGGCTTGTTTTGGATAGAGAGTTAAAAGAGGGAGTACAGACTTTAGAGACTGCTCCTTCGGTAGTGGGAGCTATTCCTTCGAACATTGATGAAACCACCGCTTCGTCCAACCCGGGTTTAAGGGAGTCTGCCATATCAAACATATCATATACCTTATTGGATTACTCAAAACAAAGCGTAGATTCTGCGAGCATTACTTTCCCTCAAGGTCATGGTCTCGAAATTCAATATAATTTAAAAATGCATATCAGCGGCGTTGATAGTGGGGATCCGGCTTTTGATGCATTAATAAATAAAGAATGGAGCACTATATATGTTGACGACAATAATGTTGAGCTAGTTGGTTCTGAGGGGATCGTTGAACTTTTGAAGGAGAACTCTTTTCAATTTGTTGATCTTGGTAGCGCTACTTATATAGCAAGGTTGGAAAGTGTTTTTTCAAACTTATTGCCTTCAAAGCTGTATAGAACTTTGTCTGTCAAGGAAGTTTCCAGTTCGGAGTTTGAGGTTAGCGGAATGGAGTACAATCTCGCAAAGTTTAAATCAATAGATGAAAATACACCGGTAAGGATTCCGTATTTTCCTATTCCTCCTCAGGCCGATATGAGTGTACCTGAGTCACCAACCCTTTTAGAATTAGAAGATAATACCTATAGGGGCAACTAGACATAAATATGGCAACTACTATACTTGGGGTAAAATTTAAAATTAACGACTTAAGCGCTAATTATGAATTAATTGGAACTTCTGACAATTACTCATTCTCTTATAACCTAGGTAAGGGTGCAGACCTTGTGGAGGAAGGCGGAAGCAATGAATATAGCAAGTCTGTAGATCTTTATGGTAATTATGGATTGTTTAATGTTAGAGTGTTTGCCGTCAACTCTGTCGGTATTAGGTCTCAATTTATACAGGAAAACATATCTATCTCCGCTCCAGAGTTTGACGGAACTTTTTCATTTTCAAATATATCTATAAGCAATAATACCGAAATAGAAGGTTTAGTTTTAAATTCCCCAACAAGGGAAGATAATTCATTAATTGTTAGCTCAGAGTATCGAGGTAGGTCTTTTTTATTGAATTGGGAAATATCTCCTCCACCCGGCCACCCCAAAGAAGGGGAATCTGTATCTTCAGAAATGATATCTGACCCTTTCTTTGGGCACTTCGAAATCAAGATTCAAAACGGAGACCCCTCCGCGGAAGTCTTGACACTAAATAACTCCGAACCTTTTAAGATTTATTTAAAAACTGATGACGTTGATTTTGAACTCGCTAACTACTCTCAGTTTTCTCTTGGTATTAATGAGGATATTTTTAATGATATAAGTTTTGATAGAAATTTTGATATAGAGGTTAAGTGTTTTGACTCTTTAGGAGGGTCCTCCACTGGATTGATGGTTGCATTTAACCCAAAACCGGTATTAAGCAACTTCCTTCACTCTTTCTCATCTTCGCTATCATCTTTTAGTTGGACTTCTGAAAGTTTAGACCTTAAGGACGTCTTGGTTAAATGCATCGCTGTTGATAGCTCTCACGAGTTAAGTGACAAATCGGACTTGGTCGCAAGTTACGAACATATAGAAAGCTTGAACTCCGCCCCTTTGTATACATCTATAAATGGACAACTATATAATGCGGGTGATAAGGTTTTATATTCTGATGAAAATGTATATGAGGCGTTGCAATCTCATACCACAACCCAATTAACTTCGCCAAACAATACAATCTACTGGTTAAATATAGGGCCAAGGGTTGCCGTGGACTTCAGTGAACAGTTCACTTCTAGCAAAAACTCTTTCAAGAAATATCAGCTTTGGGGGTTTTCGTATTATTTCTCCTTTCAACCTTTCGACGCTTACGGAGAGGGCGATATTTTTAATTTGACAAAAAACGGACTACAGCTTCAGGATTCTGGGGAAGAGTTAATGCCTACAACTTCAGAGGTTGAGATTCAAGACTTGCAGTTCAGGGAAAGAGGTTCAGACTTAGTATTTGGCTGGAGAATTGTTGATCAAGATGGGCAAGATGTTGACCTTGATCAATATAAATACGCATTATCATCAACAGAAGTTCCTCAATCATTAGGCATTTCTTTGAGCCTTTTTGACGAAGATTCCCAGCAGCCTTTATACACGTTTCCGGCGGGACAAAATTCTAAAACTAAATATCTTGATAGCTCCAACAGTATAGCCGAATTAAATAATCTTTCTAGTGCCTCTGTTTTCAACACCTTTGAGTATACGAGGGAGATTAATAACAGCATATATTTGGATGGGGGTTTTCCCGCAAACGCGGCAGAGTTTGATTCTGAGCTTGTATATAGCCCTGACCAGTTATCGAGTTTAGTTTTCATTCAGGGTGGAACTGATAATTATTTATATAAGTCCATCACGCAGAACTCTGCAACAAACCCTTATGCCAGACCTTTATACACTAGCTGGTCTAGTAATGAAGATTTTTACTCTTCTAAACCTGGAGTCTCTGCTGATATTGTAGAGTTTAACGGTAGTCTATATACAATACTGCAAGATGTAGGTCCAAGCTCCCCTTTCTCTCTCGGAATTTTCAACGAAAACAATTCGTACTCTGTTGGGGATTTGGTTGTTCACCCAAGTCAATATCTTGAAGTTTTTGACCCTTCTTTACCTTACAGAAGGGGGGAACTCGTCATGTCTCAAGGGTCAGCTTTTGAATGTTTAATTACTCAAACAGAGGGCAACGCTGTGAACCCATACTCGTCCGAGACTTTTTGGGAGAAAAAATTATTTGTCGTCGATGTTCATTGCGCGGTTTTTGAGATGGTTCACGACGCATCTGCAGACCAATTCGGCGAAACTCCCGGGTCTTCGAATTCTGCTTGGCAAGCAATTGATCCCGAAAACTCACCCCAACATTTTCACCTGTTCGCTGCGAAGTACTCGCTTGATATATCTGAGTGGTCTAGTTTTACCTATTTTGCTTACGGACAACTTGTTGTTTTTAAAAATGATATTTGGGTCTGCATTCAAGCCCATAACCAAAACCAACTTCCAGTGGACAGTAAGGTTCCTGATGAAAGCGAAAGTTTTTGGTCTCAGAACGACTTGTCTACCTCTTTGGATATATTTACAGAAAATCAAGTCGGAGATTTAGCTTTTTATAATAATTCATTGTATAAGTGCATATCCGATAATCCAACAGGAGCTCCAATTAGGGCCGAACAGTCAACAGATAGAGAGTCGCTGTCTAATTATCAAGACTGTCAATGGTTACCTTTTTGGGAGCAAAATGACGATTATGGCCCTGTGTTTGGGCACATAGGTATTCCAGAAAAAGGAAAAAGGGACGTTGTTGCATCCGTTAGCCTTTTGAATAATTTTGGAGAAATTTTAAATTCAAAAAGTGTTGTTGCCACCAACCCTCCGCCAAAAATATTACCACAGGGGTTTAGTGTTGATAGCACAAGTATGGCGTCAAGGATTAAGTTTAATTTTAATTACGATCAAGGGTTCCAAGAAAAGACTACGAAGGTTAATCTGTATAGGTCTAGCGTTCAGGATTTTGATATAACTGGATCTGACAAGTTTCCTCTTGAGCATATTGGTGAAGATTCTACATTCGTAAAGTCTGTGTTGGGCGCTGGGGACGCAACATTTGGAGATAATGTTACTGAAATTTTTGACGAGCCTCCTTTGCATATAAACTTGGAAGGTATAGAGGAGGCTACTGGTTATTATTATAAAATTTTACCTTTTGATGATTTTGGGTCTGGAGAATTGTTTAGGGTGAACCCTAGTAATAACGGGGGGCTTGATAAAATTATAGTTTATCCAAAAAACTTTCACAGTCAAAACCCGACAGCCCCAATTGGCGAAATCCCCAAGGCAAAACAGCCCAACCTGGGTCCAGATGGAGGTATAATTTTATACGAATCTATTCCTGGTCCGGTACAGAATTTAACTGGAGATACCGCATTCGTAAATTATTTTTTAAATTGGGATATTCCTGGCTCAGAGAAGGACGAAAACAATAACTTTATCAAAAAAATTCCTAATGACGTTGATTATTATGAAGTTTGGGAGTCTACGGGTAGATATATAAGTTATAGCTTGGACGGAGGGTCAACTTCGCTCCTTTTAGAAGAAGCAAATAATCTGAATGGCTACAGAAGAATCCTTGGGGACCTTGAAAGCTATGGAAGTGTGCCTGTCGAAGAAATTGATATTGCAGAAAGTATAGTTGATGCAAGAAATATATTTGATGTTGATGCTCGATCTTTATCTTTGGAAGCTACTCACAAGGGAGAGGTCAATGACCGAAGATTCTTTTGGGTTAGGCCTGTAGATTTTGCGGGCAACAAGGGACCTTTCGTTGGGTCTTCTTCCGGTGGGGATTATGTTGAAGGTTTGGAGCTAACATTAGGACAAGCAAAAACTACAGATATTGCAGACTTTGAGCAAAATATAACAAAAACATTTCCTAATACAGTAGCTTTAGTTCCGAATGATCCTTTTAAGAATCAATCTCCCGACAGCTCATCTATATCTTGGGAGGGTCATTATTTGTATAATAACGGAACTGGTTATTATATTTCTGCAGGCAGCACAGACGACAAGTTTGTTTATTTTACAGGAAGCTCTTTAGAGCTAACCACAAACCAAAAGGAGCAAGAATTAAAGCTGGGTCAAGCTGGGGGAGGGGCTCTTGACGACTCCAAAAATAATCCCCTTAGGAATGTAGTTTTTACTGGAGATTACAATTCTGTAAATTATCATCCCGCTGGACAGGGAGAGGGTACTGACAATGAACTTCCGGCAGTAGTAGATGATAGCGATTTTATAATAGCAAGAAATGCAAACGGCGTGGCCTCTCCAATGTGGCATGCGTTCGCCAACGCATTGATTGGTAGTGCTCACATAGAGAACGCAGCTATTACAAATGCAAAAATTCATAATTTAACTGCAGATAAAATTAGAAGCGCAGAAATAAAAGGTCAAGATATTCAGATAGGCCTTAGTGGAAGCACTCCTGATGGTCAAATTAGGAGCGCTGGATTTGAAGGTCTTGCCGATACAGGTAAGGGTTTTGTGGTTAGTGGCGATGGAAGTTTCGTTTTCGCCGCTGATGATGGAAGGTTATATTTTGACGACGGAGAGCTAGTGTTGGAGGGAAAATTAAGACAAGTTGATGGAAAAGAATACACGTTCATAGATCTCAACGCTTCCCCATCCTCTTTCTTTTATAATGAAATGTCTGACGGAACCTATGATCCCGATCACTCTGAGGATGATTGTATTATTTCTGCCAATTTTCAAAACAGCTCGATAGACGCGACCGAGGTTAGGTTTAAAGTGTCTGCCCCAGGCGGTTATGAATTTATTAAGTATTCCGATCACACAGCAGGAAAATACGATATAAGCGGGTTTACTTATGACCCAGGCTATAATTTTACCAATGGAGAACCAAAGGTTGCAAAAGCAAAGTTCGAGGTTACCGGATTTGACAAGATGATCAAAGCGTTCGATGATCAGTTAACTACAATTATCGTTTCAGCATCTGGGGAAAAAACTTCTTACGAAAAATCTATACCAATAAACTTTATTGCAGATGGAGCTGCAGCTATATATGCAGAATTGAGTGTTGATCAACAGGTATATAAGTATAACTATGATGGTATTTTTGCTGATGATAATAAAAATTTAAATTTAAGTAGTTCTGTTTTTAATGTTTCAGATGTTGGTGTTATAAGTTATACATATTCTACTGGTAAAAGTTTATCTAGTTTGGAGGAAGTTGTTTCTAATGGTGATAACTGTGAGATAATTGATTTTCATAATGATGGTTTGGGCTCGTATGAGAATACTCCATTTGTTGCTCAGTTGGAAGTTGAAGATGCTGATGGTATTTTGCTTGCTTCTGATTTTGTTTCTGTGTATGGTAATATGCCAGGCAAGGATTCGTATACTGTATACCTAACAAACGAAAATCATACATATCCTGCTACCGAAGATGGAGCAGTAACCACAACCGAACTCGCGAATGTCGGCACCGAGATAAAATTCTCTAGAGGTATCGAAGAGTATTCTTTCTCGGAAAATGGTGCCGATTTAACTTTTAGTACTGGAGTGATTTCCTCATCCGATGGAGGTGTTGAAGTTTCTATTGATAGAACAAATCCTGGCAGCCCAATTATTCGGATATCTGAATACCCAGTAGGTAGCAATGAGGGTTATCTTACTATTCCTATATATGATAATGGATACCCTAATCAAAGCGTTAGTTTTGAGAAAGTATATACATACTCAAAGGCAACGGAAGGTGTTGATGCTAGAAAGGTGGATTTAACCGCAGATCAACAAGTGGTAACTTATAACTCTGAGGGGACATCTCTTACATCTCCAATTACTTTTATAACATTAACTGCTGCAAGCAAAAATACAAAGGGCTCAAGCGTAGAATATAAATTTACTAAGGGAGTTGGTTTTTTAGGATCGTTGAAAGATGTATCGGGCGGTGATTATGATGGAGATTGGATCGCGAGCAATGAGGTTCATTATTATCCTCCAACTAGTAGGGCAGGTAGTTTTAACTCAGACACGATTAAGGTCGAAATTCGCGAAGTTGAGGGGATCACATTGGCAGAAGATATACTGAGTGTTTACGCAGTACAAGATGGCTCTGATGTTATTACAGCGATATTAAGTAATGAAGCGCATGCTTTAACAAGAGATAGTAATGGGGTTGTTAATTATTCCGGAAGTGGAACTAAGATACAAGTATTTCAGGGTGCGGTAGCACTAGCTTACGAAGGTAATCCTGGCAACAGCAAGTTCGAAGTTTCCGTATCGGCGACTGATATTTCCGCAAATCAAGACGCAAGCGACAAAAGCCTGTTTAATGCTGCGTCAGCACTAACCACTGACAGCAAGAGCGCAAAAATAGAGTTCACAATAACCGGAAAAAATTCAGAAGGAGTAAGCTTTTCAATAGTTAAAGATCAGACATTTTCAGTTTCCGATCAGGGGGCCAGTGGCTCTAGTGGGTCCACCCCAGTTTACCGAGGTGTTTGGAAGAGCGATGAACAATATTACGGCCCAACAGCCAATTCTAAAAGAGCGGATATAGTATATAGAGATCAGGAGAGTAAGTACTTTATAGCTCTTAAGGATCACCTTTCCAGTCCAGACTTTATTTACGACAAAGGCGCTGGTAATTGGACAACATTTGGCACAGAGTTCGAAAGTGTTGCGACTAAATTGTTACTAGCTGAGGACGCAATTATAACTCAAAGTTTAACGATGGGATCTGCAGACCCATCAAACCCTAACGCAGGAACTGGGGGAGTTATAAAAACGGTAGGAAAAGAATTTGGAAATGGGGTCACGGGATTCTTCTTTGGGAACGAAGGATCAAGCCCACAGTTTGACGTAGGGGGAAGCAGTTCTTATATTAGATTTAATTCTGAGGAGGATAGAGTTGAGATTAAAGGATCGTTGACTGTTAATAGTGTTGATTACGGGGCAGGATTAAGCCGCGAATCTACAACTGGCCCTGACGCTTCATTTATTGGTGGTGGGTACGAAAATAAAATAACAGGGTCACAGGTGGGCTCAGCTGGACTCGCCTCTTCAATAATTGGCGGAGCAAAAAACGAAATCAGCGGAAGATTTTCTGTTGTTTGTGGAGGTTTTGAGAATATGGTCGGGGACAATTTTTCTGCAATCGTTGCTGGATATAATAATGAAATGCCAAATCTTGAGGTTGACAATCAAGGAGCTAACTTTATCGGAGCAGGAGTGGGCAATACAGTTGACGGAGGAACCTCTCAATCCATAATAAATGGAAGCAATAATGTTATTTCTCAAACTGGACTATGGAATAAAAGCACGCCACTGTCAGACCCTCAGCAGGGTTGGCTGTCTCCAGGTTTTTTAGGAGAGTTTAGTGGTTACGGATTGCTCAGTAGACATAATGTTAGCGCTAATTTTATACAAGAAAGGCCAGGTTGGGTCGAAAATTCTTGGTGGCCATCATATCAGCAAGAAGATTGGGGCGATTCTTCGCTTGGGGAAGAAATTTTCTTTGGCACGTTCCGAGGCATAAACAAATCTTCGTGGGTTTACTCCGTGGATTTCGGTTGGAGTTATTTTGCAGATAGGGATCAAGAGGTATACGACGATTCACATTATCAAGTCTATAATAATTTGTATGGTTATGCATACCCCAGCATAGATGGCATGTGGGTTCACATGCAAGGTTTCAATACCGCTCATATAGGTTGGTATTTTTGGTTCAAGAGCGAAGATGTCGCCCTCAAGTCTTACCCAGGGCAAGACAAGGTCATACGATTGTCTCGCCTAATGGCAGATGGTACTTACTTGGATTATTTTTTAAGAAAAAATGCAACTTCTGGGCGCATCGAGTTGACCGCAGGCGGCCCCAACCCCTGGGTTGATGCGATCGACTATTCGACTGGCGCCACTTTTACCGGAACAGACACTGACGGCGACGGTATAGATGACGGCGTTGATACAGACAACACAGACGGACCACTTGCAGATTCAGATGGAGATGGAGTAATTAATCAGAACGATAATTTTCCAAACAATCCAAACCGCGCAAGCGGAACGGACACTGACGGCGACGGTATAGATGACGAATTTGATACAGACAACACAGACGGACCACTTGCAGATTCAGATGGAGACGGAGTGATTAATCAAAACGATAATTTTCCAAACAATCCAAACCGCGCAAGCGGAACGGACACTGACGGCGACGGTATAGATGACGAATTTGAGATTTTTACCCCAGCAAGTAGAACGGAGCTTGAAGGCGCGGTGAACGAGTGGGTTGCAGATGAAGCATCTGCGACAATAACGTATGGAGATATTAATACGTGGAACGTAAGTAATATTACAAGTATGTGGGCGCTTTTTATGAGCAAGGTTGATTTCAATTCAGACATAAGTAATTGGGATGTAAGTAATGTAACAACAATGAGTTACATGTTCTCAAACGCAAGAGCGTTTAATCAAAACATAAGCTCTTGGAACACATCTTCGGTCATAAGTATGTACTCTATGTTTCAGGATGCATATGCATTTAATCAAAATATTGGCGGCTGGAACATTAGCAATGTTGAGAATATAGGCGGCATGTTTCATCAAGCAACCTCTTTTGATCAAGACATAAGCTCTTGGAACACATCTAAGGTTACAGATATGAGCTGGACATTTAAGGGTGCCGAATCTTTTGATCAAAACATTGGTAATTGGAACATTAGTAGTGGCCCAAGTATGAATGAAATGTTTGCACAGGTAACCCTAAGCGTAGCAAATTACGATGCGATATTAAATGGATTTAAAACTTCAGTTTCCCAGGGAGCAGGTAGTTCTTATGTATTCTTTGCCGGGGGCTCGTCGCAATATTCAAGCGCGGGTCAGGCAGCAAGGACCGCTCTTCGAGTCACTTATAATTGGAATATAACGGACGGTGGGCTACAGGCCTAGTAATAAAAATAATTAAAAAATGATTAACCAACCCTCATCAACACAAGGTTTCAGTGATTATCATGATGATAATAATTTTATTGGCGCTGGCGTCGACAACCAAATAATAAACAGCCAAAGATGCTCGATCTTGCAGGGCTCTTCAAACTTTATTAGCGGCAAATATAATTGCCACGCAATAGGTGACTACATGGGCACCGACTTTATAACGTTTCAGGCTGGGGAGTATATTGAATTACAAGACAATTCTTTTAATATTGGTTGCTATAATGGAACTTATTCCTGGGGGCCGATGTTTGCAAAAAGAGGTTTGTCTGTCACTCACGACGCAGTTTTTGATCGAGAGGTTAGAATTGGTAGCACTAGAAATAGAAATCTCCAGCCGACAGGTTTTTACCCTAACGATTCTTGGATTACCGGCGCAGCAGGACAAAACGGTGAGCATCACTTCGGAAATGAAGTTGGCTACTTGGACTTTGATGCACAGCTAGACTCAAGCACAATGACTGCAGAATGGGGGGCAAGAATTCACAATGGATTTATTGTTCACGATAAACCTCTAGGAGAGCCCGACGCAATCGTCTTGAGAGATCAAACCTCTGACATTTTCATAACTTCAGACCCAAATAAAACAGACAAAATCTCAAACCTCAACGTAGAAGGGGATGTGGTAGCGTTCGGATCATCAGATGAAAGACTTAAGGATAATATATCCTTAATAAAGGACCCTCTTGGTAAGGTTTTACTTCTTGACGCTATAGAGTTTGACTGGAATTCTAAACAGCAAGCTTATCGCGGTCACGACTTAGGGTTAATAGCTCAGCAAGTAGAAGCTGTAGCTCCAGAACTAGTAATCACTAGGTGCGACGGGTACAAAGCAATCAAGTACGAGAAAATAAATTCTTTAGTTGTTGGGGCTATCAAGCAACAACAAGAGATGATTGATTCCATGAAAGAAGAACTCAAAGAATTAAAAGATAAAATCAATCATTCATAACCTTCATTAGAACTCTTGCTTGAGTCGCCGGTATATCAGAGAAGTCATTCCAGTCTTTTACTGAATCGTTTTTATATTTTCCATCCTTCCACCAATCCCTAAGTATAACTTTAAACTCTTCAAAGCTAGAACAATTCAATTTGTCTTTAGCTAGGTTCTCTATCATTGAGTGTGGAGTAAGTGTTGGTTGGGAGTTTGATTGACCTCCGAACGATTTAGTGTTTGACTTGTCTATTTCGTCGTCTCCAACAATATGCACATTAAGAAAGTTTCTTACGCAACGAACAAAAGCTCTATTGCAGGCTATTGTTTCTAGAAATTTAGTAGCAAAACTGCTTGTATTATCTAATGTTGCGTTTGCTATATCCTGAAAAACCACTTCTCCATTTCCTGTTTCATAATTAGGCAGAAACTTAACCCTACAGGTAACAGCTACATGATCAAACCCACACTTAACAACGTCGTATGATACATCTGAAAATCCTCGCAGTTTTGCAAGCTCTTTGATTCCGCTTAATTTTATTAATAATTGATGGTCACCTAGCCCAACTATACTTCTTGGTAAATCTTTCTTTCTTAGGTCGAACCACGATCTATTTGGGAATAGGTGCTCGTCCTTTATCATAGACCTCCAGTTGACAGATCCATCTTCATCGAATATATAATCTACGTTGTCTAGCAGTCCAAATTCATTTCTTCTAAAAAGTCCAGGACCTTCTTTATAGTTTTTGATGTACTCTGTTTCAGTTTGTTTTGTCTTTGTTACCATGATTGTTTTCGTTGTAAATTCTTAATATGTTTAAGTCTTCCCAGAACTCCGGGCAGTCAATGATTTTATTGTGATTTCCTTGTTTGTCATATTTCCAGGCAGCTTTACTGTTGTAAATTTGACCTCCAGCTATTATCTTCATTGAGCATTTATAACGAGAATTATCGCACACTTTGTTCGAGTTGTCAAGATCTTTTTTTGTTTTTGTTTTTATAAACATGATTGGCCAGTCAAAAAATTTAATTCTTAATTCATTTATGTTTTCTTCATTTTTGCACAAAAGATTTAATTTAATTCCTAATTTTTCTATTGCTGTAAAATATTTAGGATTGTCTTTTTCTGATACATAGTAGTTTATTAAATTGATATTATCTTTTATTACTCGCAAATACTTTAATTCCATAGGTTGATCTAGGAATATATTACATTTTCTATCGTACGCCCACTTTGCGATATTGGGTTGATCGAAGCATTCGTGCCCCCAAATGTTAACAGGTTGCCCTTTGGCGAACGTCTTTGGCATGATATGGTTTGGTACAACTGATATGGATGGAGTTTTGTATTCAACCCCCATGTGAAGTGTTTCGACGCTATCTATGTTATGTTTGATATTTAACAAATTAAGTACCGACCTTGCAATAGTCTCAGGTTTAATAAAATTAATTGTCTTCGGGGACTCCTTGCTTGAAAATGAAGGCTTTAGCCCTCCCCTGTCCGACTCTATTAAAATTTGATTGTTTTTATCTCCCCAGTATGGACCACAACATTCTTTGTAGAGAACACTGTATAGGCAGACTAGTTTTTTGTTAAATCCTGATGCCACGTGCGTAGTGAATGAGTCGTTGCCAAAATGAAGTAGTGATTTTTCAATGACGTAAGCAGTTTGCCTTATGGAGGTGTTGCCATTATAGTGATTACATTCTTTGACGGCTTTATCTTCTTTAGCTCCAACCTGTACAACTTCTATCCCTTCCTCTTTTAAGTAGGGGCTAATCAACGTCATTACATCTGGAAAATAATCATAATTCTTTGCCTCCATTCCGCTGCTCGCATGCAGGGTTATGTATTTTTTAAAAGGTATCGGAAAGAATGAAGTTTCTATATGGGGCTTGCCTATTTTAACCCCACAAGATAGCGCGTATTGTTCTATTAAGTGCATATTTCGAATTGTATTTTATCTTTTCCATTATGCATATAGTTAAGTATTCTTTGCGTTCCAATAAAAGGCAAGAACGCGACTTCAAAGAATCCATCGTGATCTCTCTGCCCCTCCATCACCGTTAAGTTGTCCAAGCTTTTTGTGTAAGGTATAACTTTATGAATAAAAGGGTTGCCGTCGAGAATGTCGAAGTATTCCGGCTTGGTGGCGAAATATATATTGTAATCTGGGTATGTTAACTTTATGTTCTCCAGTAGGGATGTGCATAAATATATATCTCCAATGCTCTGGGGCATTGATATTAACAACCTCTTTCCTTCGTCGTCTTTATCTAATATCTCCGAGAAATCTACTTTGTTATTTTTTTTATTATTTTCCGTTGCCACTTGCTTGAAGTACTTCAATACATCTTTTCTTGGCGAGCTTTCAGATAGTTTTTTCATCCAATGCTTATAGCCGTCGTCCGACTCGTCCAGCTCTACGTCCAATATGTTTTTGTATATATCCTTGATCCAGTTTGAGTCACTTTTAATTTCTGGAGGTTCATAGTCAGGGTTCTTTGGCTTAACCTTAAAGTCAAAATCCCAGTCAACAACCTCTGCCGAGTCAATAATGCCTTCAAGCTTTGAGCCTATAGCTTCTATTCCGTAATTATTAACAACAAATTCTCTAGCCTTCTTCCCTAGGCTTTCTTTTTTATTAGAGCTCATCCTCAAGACTTTTCTTAATTGGTTAGCTATGCTTTCTGGGTCGGTGCTTGCTTTTATAAATTGCGTTCCAGGCTCTCTATACTCTGTCCAACTAAGCGGCAATCCTCCAGACTCTTCCGAGCAGGAATCCTCCCCACAGCTATAGTTGGTTGCAAGGGTCACCAGCTCTGTTAGTTTGGCTTCTTGTATGGGTATCTCTTGTCCACCACTAGTAAAGGGGTGGCAGTATACGTCCATTAAGTTATAGATTTGATTTAATTGAGTTTCGCTTGCTCCGGTTTTAGTGTCTGGGGTTTTTTGTGATTTCTCGGACCCACAAAAAGGACAGTCCTGGTCTCCCTCTCTAAAGCTCTTTACCTCAAAACTTTTGCATTCCTTGCATACATAAGTTGTTAAAACTCGAGATGGGTCAATGCTTTTTTCCTTTATTAATCGAGGTATATCCCAACCTTCCCCCCAGTTTGTGTGGAGTAGCAATTTCGCGGAAACTTCTGGATTTTTGTCGCAAAAAATTTTAAACCCTTCCAGCAAGTTTGGTACGCTTTTCCTTAATTGGTTTCTAAATACAAAGCCTATAACAAAGTCATCTTCCAGTTTGAAGTATTGCCTCATCTTGGTCCGCTCATCAACAGGAAGTTTGAAAAAGTTTTTTGAGTCTATTGCTCCATGTAGGGTTTGGACATGCTCGTGCCCAATTTCGTTTAAGGATTTTTGGGCGAAAGTGGCCCAGGTGAAGTAGTTCTTAATTTTTGAGGCGTTCTTTATGGCTTCTGGCAGTATAGGTAAACTGTCAAGCGTTGTCCACACCATGCAGTTAATCTTGTTCCACCATTTTTTTTCAGTAAATCCAGAGAAAGCCCATATATCCTCTATGCCTATATACACATCAGGCTTTTCCCTTTCTATTATTTTGTCTATAGTGTGGGATCCGTAAGAGGCTGCTCTAGACAGTCCTGGATCTTGGCTAATTTTTTGTAAAAACGCAGCATCGTTAGGTAGTGAACCCTCACATTTCCACGGCAAAGTTTCTAGAGATGGGTCTCCCCATTTTTTGCCATTTGCGAATTCAACTAAATCGTACTTGCCTGTTTTCTGCAAGTAAAGAAGTATGTTCTTCGCGTTTTTGCCAAAGCCCGTTAAGGCCTTGCAGTGGTTGCTATGTATTAATACTTTTTTTTTGCTCATTAAAATGGAGCGGAATCGCTGTCAGAGCTTTCGGGTCGAACCTCTTCTTTTTGCTCGTTTTTGTATTTTTGTATATTTTTAATCTCCTCTTTCCTTCTGTGCTCGTACAGTTTGGACAAGTAAAATCTAAAGAATTCATCAAGATTTTCAACCTCTCCGGGTTCAAGGGGCACTCTAAATGTTTGGCTACCATTCCTCGTAAATGTTATCCCGAAAGCTGGCAATATGGTACTTTCTCCCTTTTGGTTTTTTACAGATTTATCCCACGGTACGAATTTAATTGAAGTCTTGTTCTCTTCAAAACTGTGAAAGGCTGAGTACTCATACCTCTTTCGTAGGGCGCTTAATATCCCACCAATCTCAAATTCGTTGAATTTTAAATTTATATTTTTTTCGGGGTTTTCTTTATTGCCAGAGAAGCTTCCAGATCTTTTTTTATCATCCCAGTTGTATTGCTGGATTGCGCTTGCATAAACGACAGGCTCTTTGTTTCTGTTGACACCTATCTTGAAATTAAATGCGCACCCTGCGTTTTTGCTGTTTGGTTTATATAATGTAATACTCATAACAGATAATATGAGTAAAGATAAATTTATCAACTATTAATTAAGTCTATATGGTTGCACCAATCTTCTTCGTTGTACAGTGCGTCGTACCTCCTGTAGCTAGATGTCCATATATGCCTCGGCAGGTTGCGTATTCTTATTATGTCAAAATGTTTTTTCATCAAGCTTGACGATGGCTCTTGGGATGAGCTGTCGAATTTTTTTCTTTGTTTATCAAAATAGGTTTCAATGATGGCGTTACACAGCAGTTGCTCTGGAAAACCAAACTGGGTTTTTCCCTCGCATAATGAATAAGCTCTCTCAAAGGCGTCCTTCATTCTAATTCTTGATCCAGCAACAATGTGGTCAGACGGGTGGAATTTATGCTGCTTGTCGAATCTAAAATATATATTGGAGGTTATTATCTTGAACCAGTCTTTTTTTGAGTTTCTTATTAGTAGGTTTACCAAAGGATCCAGCACTGGAAAGCTCTCATCGGATCTTAATTTAATGCAAAAACTCCCAGAAGCCTCATTGATTCCTGATAGAGTTGTGGCGTGTTGGTATATCCACGGAGCCTGCTTCCCAGACCTCTTTCTAAACTTTGGGAGGTCTGAATATTTATTTACCACCAACTTGATTTTGCCTTTGTACAGATCAAGTTTGCCGGTGTCGTCGTCGTCCCAACAGCTCACTATAACCTCGCCGTACTTCAGATAATCTGGTATTGTCTTTATTGACCTTTCGTTTAGGGGGCCTTGTATTATTATAGACACGCTTTTTTCGTAGTCACCTATTGACCCTAATAGGTTGCTGTACAGATTGAACGCGAACCTGTCCCATGGGCTAACATGGGATTCGTGATTTAAGTAATTGTTAAATAATTCTTTATCATTGTTCATTTTAAATAGTCAGAGCATAGGCCAAAGCATATAGGCCCCGAGTATTCCCTGGCGTCCTCTACCACTAATACGCTTTTGTTGCAAACCCTTTTTCCTGGATATGTCCATATGAAATTTTTAGAGGTTAACGTATAATCATCGTTTTCGTGCCAGAAATAATTTAAGACTTTAAACTCTGATAGCAAGTCGATCGCTTCAAGATTTTTGCAATGAATCCACAACTTTCTGAAATTATTAAGCAAAAAGCTTAGGTCTATTTTATATTGGGGCTCGTCGTGACCTAGCCATATCTTCTTGTCGGCCCAAATATCTATCTCAACGTCAAAGCCTAGGTTTAGAGCTTGAGCTATCTGGTCGGGACTATTTTCTCTATCTTTGTCTGGGCCAAATACATTACCCCTATGAGCTACAAATATCATGTTTTAAAAAGGTGTCTAGGTCTTCCGGGGTTCCGATGCCCCACATTTTTTCTATATGAAAGGTCTTAACTCTCGCTCCGTCAAGAAGGGCTTCGTTGTATACCGGACAAACGTAAAATTCATTATTAACTCTTATGTTTTTGTTGATCATTCTTTCCGCATACCTAACATAATCTTCTCCCTTTTTCCAAAAATAAATTCCCACCGTAGCGTGGTTGCTAATAGGCTTCTTTTCTGCAACTTCCACAACAAAACCTTCTTCGTTTAGTTTTGCGTAACTCCACTTCGGATGAGTGGAATTGAAGGTTAAAATCGAGGCATCTATATCGTCCGCAGATGATGCATACATATATTGATTGCTGTCCCACTCTACATACTGATCTGAGTTTGCTAAAACAAGAGGTTCGTTATTGTTAATGAGCTCTTTGGCTAGTAGAGTTGTACATGCCGCCCCCTCAGTTATGCCTTCCACTTGCACTATTTTGCAGTTTGGAGCTATTAAATTCAGAGTGTGCTTTAGGGAGTATTTTTCGTAGTGTTCTTTTTGCACTATGAATATATGCTGAGCATCTATATTTAAATTCTCCACGACCCTCTGGATCATTGGTTTTCCATTAACATCTATCAAAGGTTTTGGGAAAGTGTAACCAGCTTGCTCGAATCTAGACCCAGCTCCAGCCATAGGTATTAATACGTTCATTTTGCCTCCTTGCCATTTTGGTGAAATTTCAGACTCTTTCTCTGCATTTATTATAGTACTACAAATCTTATCATATGTCAAGTCAGCGCAATCTTTTATCGCACAAAGAAAGCCGCCACTCCTCAACGCGCCCTTTCTGCCTATGTGGGAGTCCTCGATAATAACCGTTTCGTCAGGATTGGCGCCAGCCTTTATCATGCACTTCATATACACCTCCGCGTTAGGCTTTGGTTTGCTAACGTCCTCATTGGAATACAAAAAGTCTATATACTCAAAGAAGCCTTTTCTTATTAGCATTAATTTCGACGTCTCTCTTATGGAGTTTGTTGCGCATGCAATCTTGTAACCCTTGTTTCTTAACTTTATTAATATAGATTGTATTCTTTTATCTTTTTTATAGGCATTTATCTCTCCCAGTGTTTTCTCCTGCTTGAGTTGCCAAACTTGATTGTGGCAGTCTTGCGGCAAATTCTTTTCCTTGGTGAGTTTTTTTAGTTTTTGAGTTGTTGTTAATGCATCATATTTGCAAAGATGTTCTTCTTTACTTATTGTATATTGATCTCCTATTTCAGAAAGAGCTTTATTGAGTGCAATATAATGTAATTCGCGCGACTCAACTAATACTCCATCTAAATCAAATATAATTAATTTAATCATATGTGATATTGCCTCCAATGTTTAATTCCATGAGTGTTGGATATGTTTAAATATTGTTCAGTTTTCTTTTTTAAATTGTAACAGCTTAAATATTTAAATGACAGGGAATTTTTTGATTGATATATTTTATTGTCCGAAGGAAAGAGTCCGTCTGTAGCTGCAACGTTAAATTCTCTTGATATATAGTTTTGGAATGCGTGTGGGCCTACTATTTGTAATCCCGGGTATATGTTTTTTCCTTTGATTAAGCGAGATACAGAAAGTATTCTTTTTGATATAAAATTAATAGCATTAAGGAAAAGTTTACTTTCTTTTTTGCCAGAAATAAGCATGTAGCTTATATTCTTATGTCCAAGGTCAAAGAAAATATTTTCATTGCAATCTAATTCTTTTAAGTTTATTTTTTTTGATAAATTAAAAGGTTCCATGTCAAAATCAAACCATATTCCTCCGTTTTTATAAATGTATGAAATTCTAAAAAAATCAGCTATAGCTGTTCCATTGGTTAAGCAATCATAACTTACCTTTGCTGTGGGGAAGTTTTTGAAAAAGTTGTATACATCTTTATCTGAAAAGTATTTTACTTCAAAACCATTATTTAATCTTTTCCATTTATCGATAGTTTCTTCGCAGTTTTTGCAGGTTTTTATATCTGGCTTAAACGATGTAAATAAAACTTTTGGTATCATAAATTTTGTGGTTGAGATTGTATAAATTCGTTAAATTTTAAACTTTCACTACAAAATTTGTGGTCTTGTAAATATTTAGGGAGCTTATTTTTTTCATGACGCTTAAGTGATTTTATCCACTTATTTAAGTTTTGGTTTCCTCTGATAATTAAATTATCTTTTATGTAGTGTGGGAATTTTTTTTTGTTGTCTATGGTTCTATGTTCTATTTTAAATTTTTGACGAGAAATATTTTTGCTGTAAGATGGGTGGTATATATAAATATCTTTTGGTGTTAGTGGGTTTCTGAAAATATTACCAGGGTAATCTATATGATTGCAGTGGATTCTAGATGTTTTTACTTTACTTAAATTGAGATTTGATAATTTAAAGAATCTGCCCATAGGCTTCCATTCTTCGTAAAATTCTAAACCGTTCCAAAATAATTTGTGGGTTGGGTTTACTGAGGTAACTCCTGATTTTAGGATATTAATTAAATCGTCTATTTCTTTTTCATGAAAAATTTCATCTCCATCTCCGTTGATGTACCAGTCTGGGTTGTATTGTTTTGCTTTTTCTAGGGTAAAATGCCTGTGGTCTACTTGCGCTTTTCCGTTAAAATGATAAAGTTTGATTTTATTAAGAGGATCTGGTATAGATTTTATATAATCGATGGTATTATCCGAGCTTCTTGCGCTTTTACCGGTCTTGATGCCGCTTTCCCAACAACCTTCTGTTATGATAATTTTTGAGCAAAAAGAATAAAGACTTAATACGGATTCTCTTATAAAGTCTTCTTCGTTATAGCATTGTATTCCAGCTACAATTTTCATTTTTTCACTAAAGCTGCGATCATTTGACCTCCTTGCGTTTCTTTAATGACTTTGTATTTCTCAAGAATGGATCTATAATGTTTTCTGCCTGGGTGCCAGTCATGCATAAAGATAATGCAGTCATTATTTATAAAATCGTACATATATCTAGCGCACTGAGGCCTAGCTCTTCCGTCTATTAATATTTTTGTGAATTTTTTATTAATTTTCGAACCTGTTTCTATGTATTCTTTGTAGGCTTTGTATATTTTAGTTGTATAGAGTTGGTTCCATTTTGTTGCGTGTTTTTGATCTGGATCTTCTGGTCTTACGACTGGAACTGTATGCATTGTGACATTTTTTGGCGCAATTTCTTTAACTGAATTAGCCCACTTAAGGTCTGATTCGATACTATAGTATTCTTTTACATATTTAGGGAAAAACATAGTGCTACCTCCGCAGCCGTATTCCAGCATTACGTCATCTTTATTTAAAAAACTTAATAAAAGATTAATTTCCCCTCGAGACATCCATGGTTGATTTGGTACATTCATTTTAAGTATTTGTTTATTGCGTGGGTTCTGATTTCATTAAAGGTTTCATCGTTCCATATAAAGTCATCTTGATAAGAGGTGTATACATCTTGGTCGCACCAACCTGCTTCCCTGAAATTATTAGGTCTACTGTGTTCTCCAACTTCCCCTATGTATTCAAAATTATTTGTGAATGTCGAAACTTTAATCATACCTCTTGAAATTAAAGCTGATGATGTACATGAATCTTGACTTGATACTATTTTATTTGGATCAATGCCAAATTGTGACATATATTCAAGTATTTTTAAATGCGGTCGAGCTCTATATTCTTGAGGCAATAAAGCCCAAAAACCTTCCATGATGTCTAGGATTTTTTGGTAGGAACTTCTTCTCATTGCATAAGCCCACATGTGATCCATTAAAATTAATTTATCTTTATTTTTTTTTTGGTCTTTTAATGTAGTTTTTGAATCTAGGTTGTCTATGTAATTGATATATGAATATCTGTGGCTTTTTTTTGATCTATGGTGTTCGCCGAAACAATTGATCATTGCAACTCTTTCATCATCTTTAAATAATTCAATAAGTCTGTCTATTTGCTGTATGTAGTGAGGCTGTAATACGGAATCATCTTCAATTAATATCAAGAATTCATTCTTCTTGAAAACCATTTCCCTTGAGAGTTTCATGATTCCTGCTACCCCAAGATTCACTTTTGGTATAAAGTTTTTAGAATGAGGTATTATTTCCTTTGATAGATTAATACATTTTTGCACGGCAGGAATTTCTTGTTGGAATCTTGGCGCATCAATAAAACAATAAACTTCCCTGTCCCAGCATTGTGGAGATAGAGACTCTAAAACTTTTTTGAAATAATCAGGTCTATTATAAGCCGTTAATACTATCGGGGTTTTCATTGTAGATTGTAGAGTTGTGCCCTTGGTTTTTCCATTTTTTCCCGCCCTTGCATAATATGGTTTTTATATTTCCAAAAGAATTTGTTCCTGTCAATTGTTTGTACTTGCAGTTTTTTCTGTTCAAATGAACGGTGAGTACAGATTCTGGTACTTGAGACATATACTCTGGATAACCTTCGTTTTGCATGAAAGTTAAAGCTTCGCTTACTCCGTTAATACTTAGCATATATTTCTCCATTTCTCTTGAGTGGCCGATTGCGAATTGGTCGTTTATTTGATTCGGTAGGGAAGCCTTGTCGTAAATAAAGCTGAACGAGAATATCTTTCGCATCTCTTGTTCGTGGTTGTATATATTTGAGCTCTCAAAAAAAGGCAGTCTAATACATCTTGATCGAATGCAATCTTGTATTTCGTGCTTCTTTATTCTTTCTAAAACTTGAATGTCCGGTCTTAGCCTGATGATTATGTCGTACTTAAGTTTTTTTAGGGATTCGTACTGTGTCATTACCTGGTGAGCTGATCTCATGTTTGCTAACATAGGGATTAGTCCAGGACTAGGTTTTACCTGAATAGATGGATCTATGTCCAGCAAACCTGGGGTACACGGATCTAGAGAAGTCCAAGATTTGGGTTTGTAATAGGAGTAGAAGGATTGATAATCCTCGTCGCTCCATGTTGAGAAAAATATATCTGGATTTAGGTCCCTAATTAAGTTGTTGACTATAGAATCCCTGGATGACTCCCAGTCTCCAAGTTTACCGCTAAAGCATAGTGCTACTTTCATTCTTTTATATATTCCGTGATGTCCCTCTGTGCTACAAGTTTCTCTATATTGTCTAATAAGTGAGGGTATAATCTGTAGGCGGGGTTTTTTATGCAGTTCTTTAACATGGTCCCCGCCATACTCGCGTCGTAATGAAGTGGAAGCGTGAACCTATCATTGATCAACCACCTGGCTAGGTACGAGTATTGTACTACTCCGTACTGCGTGCAGTATTTAGAAAAAGTGAAAACCGGCTTTCCGTGGTGATAAGGTATATACCTGATTCCGGAGTCTATAGCCAGCATAGCAGAGCATCTTGATGATATGTCAAATATGCCCTCAAGCGTGTCGCTGATAAAATGCAGTCTAGGGTTATCGCTAAGCATTAGAGATTCGTATTTACCTTTAGACTCTTCATTGTACAATACGACAACATCAAGTTCCTGCGTTATGTTCTCCAATAGTCGCGATATGTACCAACCCTCCATATTGGAGTCCGCCCCTTCTCTCGCGTAAAGGTGAGCAAGTATGAACTTACTGGGTAATTCATGCTTTAGCGAGCCAACAATCTCTGGCTTGGGGAATACATTAAAATGCTTGAACCAGTCGTAGTCGTGATTCATCCATTCCAGGGAGTCAACATGTAGGTCATAAAATCTATCGTAAGAGTCTGTCATTCGCTCGCGGTCCACATTCGGAACGTTCTCAATGGACCCCCTGTAATCCTCCTCTGGAAAATTAGAGGATTTTATTCTCAAGCTTTTATACTTCTTGCTTTTTAGAACAAACACCTTGTTGAAGTGTGAGGGCCATACTTTCGAGAGTAGTCCTGATTGAGTTTCACTTCCCTCTGTGTCAGACCACAAGTCTATCTCGCAATCTCCGTGAAGCTCTCTTATCGCAGGGATAAACCTGTTTGCCAACAAGTGGTCCCCTAACCCTCCCTCCATTCGCACGGAAATTCTCACTGGCGCTGCCCCCTTATTAAGCTATTCTTATCACCAAGGATAACGGTAGTTAGTTGGGTTAATGTTTTATTGCATGTCTTCTTTCTTCTTATGTGTTTGGCTCTAGACAGCCTACCCAGGCTTGCAGAGATCTTACCGTACGACATCCCTCCCAGGTCGCTACCTATTCTCTCGTTCGAAAAAAATATAGGTTTACCGTGGGAAGCCTTGCATACGAGATAGTTATAAACAACTAGATCATTTCCGATCAATTTGCCAGACACAACATCTTCTTGTATTACTAATGGAATTTGCATAAATGTTTTCATCATGTTCGATAATACATTAAGATTGCTTTTTTGTCAAGCTGAATTCAAATAATTGAACAAGCCACATTCAAATAATTGAACAACGTTAATAGTATAGATAAACAATAATATAGATTTTATTTTATATATATAAATATAAGATATTGACAACTGATGAAAAATATGTTATATTGTGAGAATGAAATTTTTAGATCTAAGTGATGGTAAGTATTTTTTAGTAAAATGCTCTGACTGGTCTGCTGTTATTCAGGCAGACAACGAAACAGATGCGTGCACTAATTCTTTAAGAAATATGATTGACAAACACGGGGGAGAATTAAAACTATCTTCTGTAATAATTTCTCAAGAACTAAACCCCGACATCTTCGAGCAGCTTAATCGGGCAAGGGAGAATGAGGATTTAGATTACGACGAGGATCCGTATGATGAATATGTATCTTACCATTCGGTAGCTATGATGCTTGCAAACGCAGGAATGCACGACCTATCTTCCAACGTAAAGACAATATTCGGAGCATAATATGAGTCTCATAGGTATTTCAGGATTAGCGAGGTCAGGGAAGGATTCTTTTTACGAAAGAAGCGTTCCTTTCTTGAAGGAGAAAAACTTAAAGTGCAAGAGGTTAGCTTTTGCGGACGAACTCAAGAGAGAGTGCAATTTATTACTAAGGAGGTACACAAACGTGTCTGCATTCACGACAGACAACGAAGAAAAGAAGATGGTTAGGCCCCTACTAATATCTTACGGAACCCATATTCGAAGGAGAATAAACCCCAACTGCTGGATAGAGTCCATAGAGCCGGAAGTTATAAATAAACTTGAGCAAGGTTACGCAGTATTCATAACTGATGTTAGGTATCAAAACGAAATAGAGTGGCTGCATAAACTAAAAGGAAAAACAGTGCACATCGAGAGGGTCGGAGTGAAACCCCCAAACAGGGAGGAAGAACTTAACGACCCAATCTTAAAGAAGAAATCCACAGTAAGATTACAGTGGGACGACTTCCTGGAAAATGAAGATGAAGAAATATCGAAAAAAGTAAAAGAAACCTTAGAATCTATTTTATGAACGAAGAAAAAACCGACCAGCAAATAATCCAAGAACTACAAGAAGATATTAACGTAGAGGAAAACTTAAACCATTTAGTAGACAGGCACAGTGGGATATATTTAGACATGGTAAACGCTTTTGCTAGCCCCAACAATCAATTCATTGACCACAAGGAACTGGTTAACGACAAGTACTACAAGATATACAATACGGCCATAAAGTTTGATGAAACCAAAGGAGCCAAGTTCAGCACTTACCTCGGAAACGAAACAAAATGGATGTGCTTAAACATATACAACAAAAACAAAAGAAAACCTTTATTTTCTAGCGAATTTATAGAAAATATGGCAGGAGAGGAAGATACTTCGTGCGACACCATATCGGAGAGCATAAAAGAGGATATGTTTAATAAAGTTTTATCAATAATAAAAAAGCACCCAGACAAGAGGGTCGAAAAGATATTCACAATGAGATACATAACAGGAAACAAAAACAAAGTAATGCCATGGAGGAGTATAGGAAGCAAGGTAAACTTGAGTATTCAAGGTTGCATAAACGTCCACAACTCGGCAGTAAAACACATACAGGAGAAATTGGTGGGAGAATTAAATTTTGAATAAATATATAGCACTGGGAAACCTAACAAGAGACCCTGAATTAAAAAACGTTAAAAACGACAATAAGGTCTGCAGTTTTAGTATCGCGATAAATAACAAGCTCAACGACACAACCTTCTACGTAGATGTAGAAACCTGGAACAAGACAGCAGAGAACTGCTCTAGATTCCTATCGAAGGGAAGGAAGGTTCTTATTGAGGGAAGGTTACAACTGAACACTTGGCAATCAAAGACCGGAGAAAACAGGAGCAAGGTGTATTGCGTGGCGGACATGGTGACGTTCTTAGACAAGTCCACAGAACCCAAAAAAGATAGTATTGCAGAACAAGTGGCCTCCAAAATCATGGAAGAAGAGGACGATTTCGCAGATATACCGTTTTAATAATTATGAAAAATATAATATACAAAGGGCCGCTAAACTCATTATCTTTTGGCAACGTGTCCTACAACTTACTAAAAGCTATGTACAAAGAGGGTATGGATGTATCTATATTTCCAAGTGGTAATATAGATGTTAGTGCGTTTGGGAAAGTAGAGGAAGGTTTTAAGTCTTGGATGGAGCAAGGAATAAACGATAGATTTTCCTCGATGAAGTCTTCGGATACTACATTGCAGATGTGGCACTTAAACGGTTCGGAGAATAGGGTGTCATCAAAACAGATTCTGTATACATTTTACGAACTTGACAATCCGACAGAGTCGGAAAGGAACCTCGCAAGTTTCCAAGATAAAGTGGTATTCAGCTCTTCTCAAGCTCAGTCGTTATTTTCAGGGTCAGGCTTTGCCCCGTTAGGGTTTGATGATTCTTTTTGTAAGACTAATAAAACGTACCTACAGGACAAGGTTCACTTTGGGCTGATGGGTAAGTTTGAAAAGAGAAAGCATACTGAGAAAATAATAAGATCATGGATAAAGAAATACGGAAATAATTTTAAATACCAATTAACTTGCTGCGTAACGAACCCGTTCTTTAAGAAAGAACAAATGGAATCCTTACTAAGTAACATTTTAGAAGGAAAGAGGTATGGAAACATAAACTTCCTGCCATTCCTGCCTAAGAATTCACAAGTTAACGATTACCTAAATTCAATAGATATAGACTTGGGGGGAATGAGTGGCGCAGAAGGCTGGAACCTTCCTTCTTTTAACGCTACCTGTTTAGGCAAGTGGAGTATAGTATTAAACTCTAGCTCGCACAAGGATTGGGCGAATAAAGATAACTCTATTCTCGTGAATCCAAACGGAAAAGAGCCATGTTACGACAATGTGTTTTTCAAGGAAGGTGCTGAGTTCAACCAGGGCAATATATATACATTTGATCAAGATGAATTTATATCAGCAATGGAAAAAGCTGAAACAAAATGTAATATAAACAACATTGAAGGTGAAAAATTAAAAGAAAAATTCACTTATAGCAACACCTTAAAGAAAATATTAGAATAATGCCACTATATACATACGAGCATCCCGAAACAGAAGAGACTGTAGATATTATACAGTCAATGAAAGAGGATCATATATATATTGACGACAAAGGGTTGCAGTGGAGAAGGGTGTTTTATGCCCCGAGAGCTTCAATAGACTCAAGCATAGACCCTTTTGACAAAGAAGCTTTTAAGTCTAAAACTTTTAACAAAAAAGGTTCGTACAACGACGTTCTTGAAAAAAGCAAGGAACTAGGCCAAATGAGGAAGGATAAGCTAGGTTACGATCCAGTTCAAAAAAAATACTTCGAGGATTATAGCAGCAAGAGAAGGGGTATCAAACACCCACAGGATAATAGTTAAGAAATAAGTGTAATAACTCCCGATATGCCTACGGGAGAATTTAAAAACAATCCGTTATACACGGATATAACGAAGCTGGATCACCTTTCGCCTTCGCCGAACTTCACATACAACTGGAATAAAGCTTCTGGTCGTTGGGAGCCGGCGGGAGGAATGAAGATCGAGAATCTTAATGTTGAGGAATTAAACATTGATTTAACCTCAACGAATAGCATACTTCAAGGTATTGCTAGAAATGTTTCAGACATAGAGGGCCTAATACCTTCTATATCCGGGGAGCTTTCTGTTTCAAATTCTCAAGGAATTGAAGCTCATCGCTTACTTTCTGGCATATCAGGAGAACTCTCAAGCTTAGAAACAGAAGACGTAGAGACACATCGCTTACTCTCTGGCATATCTGGAGAACTTTCAAATATACACGTTGATGTCGAACTTGACAACGATACCGAAGCTCATCGCTTACTTTCTGGCATATCAGGAGAACTCTCAAGCCTAGAAACAGAAGACGTAGAGACACATCGCTTACTCTCTGGCATATCTGGAGAACTTTCAAATATACACGTTGATGTCGAACTTGACAACGATACCGAAGCTCATCGCTTACTCTCT